CCACCAACGACGAACTCCGACATTTTCTTGGCGCCGGTCGTGTCGGGGCGCGCCCCCCGGCGAGCTTCCCGACGCGCATGCCCTTTGGTATTGAGCGCGACGGGCACGTGACGCTCTATGATTACGTCGAAAACATCCCCGAGGATAGCGAGCTGGTGATAGTGCGGTTGACCGGTGAACAGCATCAATCCTTTGTGCAGGCGCACCGGGCACGGTGGCCGAACGTGCTCATCAAACCCTCCAGCCAGGAGCACACGCAATGAACCAATGGGATACCTCGTTCCTCCTGTGGGATTGCTGCCCGATGTGCGACAGCGGTCACGTTATCGCTATCGTCATTGAGCCCGGCGACTGGACTTTCTTCTTGCATACTCCGCAGCGCGGGCGCATGCTCTGTTGGAATTAGAAAGGAGGCGACATGACAGCGTTACATAACCCCGAACGACGGAATCGGGCCGGCACCCCAGCATCCCGGCGCGAAGGCTTCCCGCGGGTGGTGTGCCGGTATGCCTTCGGGCAGTGGGAAGCCTACCAACCGGAGACGGGTCGCGTGGTGGCGACCAGCGCAACCGAACGCGCGGCCAAAGATAAAGCAATGAGTATCCTCCTGGAGGAGCGACGCGAACGGCTCGCGGCGGAGACGGCGGAAGCCGTAGAGGAGGCGTGAGACGGAAGCATAGTCTACCGGCCGGCACGCCGGAGCCACATGACCCGCCGGTCGTGATGGGCCGCGGGACGATCGTCAGTCTGTTCGAGCGACGCGTGCATACCTGGAAACGAAAATTCGGCGAGTGTGGATGTTGTCGGCACGTCGGTCGCTTCTGTAAATGCCATCGCATCGGGCATGCCCCGTGCGTCGATCGACGCGGCAACGTCACGGACCGCCGGCAATACAGCCGGCTGATCACCGAAGGAGGGAAGGAGTAATCGTGAGCGTGACGATTCGCATTACGGGCGACGGGTCGCTGCACGTAACCGTATCGCCCGATGCCCCATCGCTGGAGGTAACGCAGAGACTCCAGCGGATTGAATCCGGGGTTGATGCTCTGCTTCGCTTCGCGGCGGAGTCCGCGAGTCGGGAGGTTGCTTTGACAGAGGCAGCAAACAGGATGAACGCATCGCTCGACCGGCTGAATACGGCGAGCAACACGATTGCGAGCGCGTTGCGTGATGCGCTGGCCGTGCTCAAACGTGACGACGCGACGGCCGAGGAGGAGGAGGCGGCAATCGCACGCATCGACGGGGTGTCGGCGTTCCTGGAGCAAGCCGTGGGCACGAATCCGAATAACCCCGTGCCCGACGTGCCGCCCGTGCTAACAGACCCGCTCGTGGCGGCCTAGCCGATATCTGAGATTACGCAGTCGAAGTTCTACTGCGGTCTGACCCGAAGCCCGGTGGGTTCACACTCGCCGGGCTTTTTGTATCTACGGCTGCACTGTGCTACGCTACTTAGCGTTTTCGGCTCATTGGCATCGCGCGTGCTATCAGAACCGCAGGAGGACGTGATGAAGATTGAGATTGACCCGACGCAGATACTCGGCATCGTGGCGCAGCAGGTGGCGCTGCAGGTGGTGCAGCAGCTCGCGCCGTCGCTGGGGGTAGACGGGATGGGGGATCTGACGGCGGTGACGCAGCCGACAGCGCCCGTGCCGCCGACGCCACCCGCCACCACGGCGCGCGCTCTGGCCGCGATGACGCCCGAGCAGCGGCACTTTGCCGAGCGAGCATCCAAGCCGCGAGCTGCCGCGCACCGCACACCGCAGTTCGTATTCCGGTATGCGCAGAACCCGAAGAAGCCGCTCCGCGAGCTGGAGCTGACTGACCGCTGCGCGTTCATCGCGGAAGCCCTGCGGCGCAATCTGAAAGACGGGTTGACGCTGCCGGAAGTCGAGCAGCGCATCGCGGCCAACCCGAAATTCAAGGGCAACGCGCACGGCATCGCGTCATCCGCGATGGCGATGCTGGTGGACCGCGGTATCGTGCGCAAGGTGCCGTATGCGAAGGCCCGAAAGGCCGCCTAGCAATGGTGCCATGTCAACCAGCCGGCGCTCCGGCCGAGCTACTGTCAACAAACCGGCGACGCGACGAGCTGCCGCGTCGTCGGGCCGCGTAAAACCGCCCAGACCTGCACACTCCCGCCCATCTCGACCGCTTGGCACCCGCCCTGCAGTAAGGCTTGCCGACATCAGCGCGACATTCCGCGCTGCTCTCCAGGAAGGACAATTCGCCATGCTGCAGCTCGTAACCGGGCGGAGGACTGCTCCGCCGACGATGACCCTCTGTTCGCGATGCGACGCGTCGCTCACGCCGTCTGACGCTGCGGCCGAAGCCTGCACGGGCTGTGGGACCGCGCTGCCGGCAAGCATCACGACGGACATCCAGAACAGCGCGTATCTCGCTATCAAAGCCATGCAGGCCGAAGGGCTGGACCTTGAGGAGATGCTGCAGGCGTGCCAGCGGCGCGATCGGCAGAGTGAAGCCCGCTACGAGAACGAGCTATACCTGAGCTACGGCATCGTGGTTGCAGCGACGCGCGTCAAGCAGGAAATACGACGCCTGCTGACCCACTGAGCGGACAGGCGATCTTATGGCTCGATCTCTGAACTACCGGCAGCGGAGCATCATGACGTTCGTGCAGCGGAATCCCGGCTGCACGTCGATGGATATCGCGGAGAAGTTCGCGCTGACGGTGCGTGGTTCCCGCGCGGCGCTCGATCGGCTGTGTGCGCGCGAGCTGTTGGCCGGCATTTGGGCGCATGACGGCGCGCGGCGCTACGTGCAGTATTTCGTCGTGCAGCCGATGCTGCCGGGGACGCGTTGATGGCGCTGGTAAGGTTTGCGACGACGTGCGACGCGACGACGTGCGGCCGGCGCAGCAAAGAATACACCGCGTGGCCGAGCTGTCGTGTCTGCATGCGTGACACCTGCCCGGAGCACATGGAGCCGGGGACGCTGCGGCAGGACGAGCAGGTGAACGCCTGCCTGTGCATCGAGTGTGCCACACTGCAGCTCGATGAAGGTGGGTTCAGTGAGTAGCAAGACAACCAACTACCGCGCGCTCCAGGGAAGTGGGCACTGCTGCGCGCTGAATACGCGACTCGACGCATCACGCTGCCCCTCTACCCGCCGCGCAAGTGGATGCGCGCGTGGTATCAGGCGCAGATTCTCGCGCAGCTCTGACGACGATCCTACGACCGATCTATAGAACCCTGACAATCGACCGATAGACACAACAGCCCGCCGCGAGCGGGCGCATGGAGGACGGCTATGTTTGTGAACAAAGGACACTGCATCGAGATTCCGCTCGATTGGATTCGTTTCAACCCGGTGCAGCCGAAGGCGCGCACGACGAACGACGCAATCAAAATCCTGGAGGACAAGGTGCGGAAGTCCGGCGCAATTGCGCCGCTGACGGTCGTGCCTACCGCCGACCCGGAGCTGTATTTCCTCGCGGACGGCCATCGGCGCTTCACAGTGGCGCGCAAGCTCGGTGCGACGCACATGCTCGTGTATGTGCTGCCGCCAGGCACGCCACTCTCCGAGGCGTTTGTCGATCTGAACGTCGCCTCGCGCACCATCACCGGCCGCGATTACCTTTCCGTTTACGCTGCCGATCAATCGACATTGGGCTCCTTCACGCCGAAAACTCGCGCCAACATCCAGACGTTGCAGTCGTGGATTGGGCTACGCGAAATCATCCGCATCGGGCTGGAAGGGAAGATTGCGCCGGCCGTCGTCAATCAGTGCCTCAGCATTCTCGGCATGCTCAACACGTTCCCCTCGACCGCGGGCAAAGTCACGGGCGGTGACGTGTTCTATTGGATCACGGAGCACGGGCAGCAGCGCGCCGTCATCGAGCTGCTGGCGGACGGCATCACGCAGGGTCGATCGGCGAAGATGTTGCGCGCTATCCAGGGGAACCGCCCGCTGAAGAAGCGGCAGGCTCCAGCCGATGTGGCACCCGAGCAACCCGAAGCGATCATGTAAACAAAGGCGGGATACCCTTTCCCGCTCCCAAAGTCACAAGGAGGCATAGTGGACGTATTGTTTGTAGAACCGGATTTTGTCTCTGAGGGCGACGTGGATGCGTGGTGCGCGCGGATCGACGCGGCACACGCGGCCCGCCTCGCACTCATCGCCAAGCCGTTCCCACCGATCGGGGGTGGGCGGCAGCTCACCACGACCTACCCGTGGGCCGGCGTGATCAAGGGCGATACGTTCTTCGGGAACGATCAGCCGTTGATTCGCGCGGACCTGGTGCTTGGGAACGGGTTCAATATCGTCGGCGCAGCAGAGGCGGGCTGCACGGATGTCGGATAGCGTGCGGGCGGGATTGGAGCGGCACGCGGACAAACTGGCGCACGCGTTCGATCTGACGCGCCGGCCGGCGTTCACGGACGTGCGTGACGCGCTGCAATCGGTCATCGAGCTGGCCCTGGAGCACGTCGTGCCGACCGCGAATATCGAAGTCGCATCGCTCGATCTCGTCAAGCAGGCCATCCGCGAGGAACTGCGGACGTTCGGCGCGAACTTCAATCCGATCCGGCGGGCCCAATGACCGGCTGCCCGAACCACCCGACGTTCCTGGAGTTCTGTCAGGCGTGCCTGACGCGGCGCTCGCAGGAGGACTACGCGCACACGATGTTGGCGCGCCGGTTTACCCAACTCCTGACCCGCGAGGATATTGTGTTCCTCAAGACGCTGAAGATCGACCCGGAAACCCCGACACTCTTACCAGAAGGACGGTGATAACATGGCGAATCCGTTTCGGCACATGCGCGCACTCTCAGATCAGCAGCTCGGTGACGCGCTGCTCAATCACAAAGCCACACTGCAGCAGCTTATCCGTCATGTCGTGCAGCTCCAGTCCGCCCAGCGGATTACCTCCTGGTGGCTGGTGTCGCTGACGATCGCTGTGATCGTGCTGTTCGCCTTGGCGGTGATGCGATGAACCGGCGACGACGCCGTTGGGCGAAAGCCCGTCGCGAAGTGCAGCGTATGGTGCGCGACCAGCGCGTGAACTACGGTCGTGTCGCCGACATCGTGAACCACTACCAGATCAGCATGGCGCTGCTCAGCGGCCGGCTGCGCATGTGGAGGATGCGGTGAAAACGCTCCTGCTCGCACTCTGGACGATCATCGCGATGGTCGTCCTTTGTCTCGTGCTCTGGCCGGGGACGAAGCCGCTGCTCATTTGGCTCGATCTCCTCGTCGTGCCTGCCCACGGCGCCGAACTGCGCACCTGGACACTCTACGTCGATCGACCAACCGACTGCACCCGCGTGCAGGAAGTCAAGCTGGTCGCCGTCTCGATCTACGATACCGAAACGCTCATCCCGACGTTCATCTGCATGGACGACGTGGACGCGACAGGCGGGCAGACGACCACGAAGTAGACACAGGGCTCGCCGACCACTACATCTTGTAGGATCGGCGGGCTGTATTTCCGAGGGACAATGATGAAACTCACCGATATCCCTGGCGTGGTGGCGATCGGCTTCTTCCTGCTCATCATCGCCTACTGCCTGTTCTTCAGCGGCGGCCCGATCGATGGGGTTCACTAAAGTGGACGCTGTGCTCAACGGCTGGACCGACCGTCCTATCTGGGAGGAGGACGACGCGACCCGCATCGCGGTCGCGCAGGCTCGAATCCGCGCGCTTATCGCCGCGGCACGATCTCTGCAACCGGGTCAGTAGAGGGTGGGTCGCGCTATACATATAAGGTATAGTGACCCACCCCACTGCCGACCCGGACTTATCTCTCGACCGATCAACAACTTACGGGGTATCGGGGGTTGACCCACCCGGCGACCCACCTGACCCGGAGAGGAGCATGGACGAACAGCAAACCGAGTTCAAGTTCGCCAATGGACTTGACTACATCGAGCGACCACGCCCGGCAAAGGAGTGGATCGTTGAGCCCCTGCTTTCACCGGGCGCGCTCATCAACATCTACGGCGCACCCAAGGCAGGGAAATCCCGGCTCGGCCTGTCGCTGGCAATGGCGATTAGCAGCGGGCAGGAATACTGGCTGGACCGCTTCAAGATCCACACGCACGGGCCGGTGCTGTGGCTGGAAGTCGATAACAGCCCGCTCGAATGGGTCAATGTGTTGAAAGCCGTCGCGTTCGGAGAAGGCAAGGCGGAGGAGCTGGCGAATGTCCACTTCGCCGATCGTGACAACGTGCCTTATCCGTTCGACCTACTAGATGAGGAGGGACAACACGATGTAATTCTCGCCGGCATGATCGAGCAGTTCGTCGCCGCCGTGGGTGAACGCCCCGTGCTGATTATCATCGACACGATTCGCGAATGTCACTCGGGTGATGAGAACGACTCGACCGCGCTGCGCAACGTCATCACGAAGATTCAGGCCGCGTGCGGTTCCTACACGGCGATTGGCCTCATCTCGCACTCCAGGAAGGACGGCGGGCTGCAAGCCATGATCTCGATAGATGACGATCAAGGGGACACGCTGATGGACGACAACCGCGGGAGTAACTACCTCGTGGGGAAGATGCAGACCATCATTCGTGTCACCTGTAACCAATCCAAAGGCTATGGCTACTTCACATCCAGGGGTCGCGAGATTGGGGTCATTCGCTTCAAGATGCGGCAGAAGCCGCCCGCGTATCTCTGGTATGCGGACAGCGACCCGGCGGGGGAGCTGGTGCGTGACTTACGTCGGGCCAACCCCGACTGGAGCGATCGACGCATCGCGAAGGAAGTCGCCGAGCAAATGAAGATGACAGAGGAGGCAGCACGATCATTGACGCGACGCGTCGGGCGGAAAGCCGAGAAGTCGGATGCGAAGCGCGCGAAGGCAATCCTGTTGGCACAACAATCGCAGTAGGTAGTTACGGATCGTCAAACAACCGAGCATGATGCTCACAACGGAGGACACGAGACACATGTCATTTATCAAGAAGCGCGGGACCGGCGGATTCCTCAACGGCGAGAGCGGCGCGATCGTCGGAACCAAGTTGGACAGCACGACGTTCGGCGAAGGCGAGGACGCATACACGAAGCTGTCGCTGGAGATTTCCGTGCTGCGCGACGGCGCGGACGAGCCGGTCAGCCAGTTTCTCGATGCGGGGTTTCTGCCCGAGGAGCTGACCGTCAGCGAGGACGGCCTGTCGCTGGAGGGCGACAAGGACTTCACCGTGTTCGAGGACACCGATCTCGGTCGCTTCCTGCAGACGGCGATCGAGCAGGGGTTCCCGGAAGCGGAGATGGACGCGAGCGGCAAGTCATATACCTATCTCGCCGGCCGCCGCTACACCTTCGCGAAGGAGATCAACAAGGAACGGCAGCTCGCTGCCGGCCGCAAGAAGCTCGGCGCCAAAGCCAAGTCCGCGACCGAGGAAGAAATCATGAAGGCCGGCAAGCGTCAGGACCGCAACGACAAGTCGAAGTTCTACAACCATGACCGTCTGATCGTGCAGGCGTATCTGGGGGTAGCGGAGGGTGTGGCGGCTCCGGCGAAGGGCGGCGCGAAGAAGGGCGCTGCGCCGAAGAAGGGCGCGGCCAACAAGCCCGCAGCGAGCGCGCCGGTCGCTCCGGCAGCTGAGGCGTCCGACTTGACCGAGCAGGCGCAGTCGATGCTGCTGACGATCGTCGCCAACAAGGGCAACAAGGTCGCGAAGGCCGCGTTGTCCGGTGCGATCGTGACGCAGGCGATGGCGGACGGGCTCGACAGCACGGTCCGCGACCAGCTCCGCACGATCATCGTGAGCGATGACTTCCTGCAGTCGCAGGCGGGCTGGAAGTTCGACGGCAAGATGGTCACGCTGTAGGTTCACATCGAGCGCGGCATCGGAACGAGCGGCATCGCGTCCGTCTCGATCACCCGCCTGCCACACACCGCGCTCTCGGGGAGTCGGGTCGAGGGTATCGCTCGGCTCGGCTCCCCATCTTCCTGTGAGGGGTTATGCCACTGTTCGGTAAACCCGATGGAGCGCCTGCCGGCGGCGCCGACTGCGCACTTCAAGGGCAAGGGGTTCTATGCGACAGATTATGCGCGGAAGGAGAAGTCATGATTGACGACTCGTTGGAAACGCTGCACGGTGAGCATGCGCGCATCGAAGGCCCGAAGGTCAACCGAGCGAGCAACCGGAGCTACGGTCGTCGCGCCGGGGAGGACGCGTTTCTGGCGTTCCCGGATAACGTCATCCTGCTGCACTCATGCGATCTGTCAGCAGACGATGGGCAGTGTGTGGCGTGCGGCAAGCGTGACTGCCCGCATGGCGAACCGCGGCACTACCACATTAACGGCTGCCCGCAGTGCAACCCGGAGACAGCGACGCTGCAGCCCTATAAACGAGGACTGACGAACCGATGAAGATCACCGAAGTGCCGCACGGGCTCGATCTCTCCAAGCCGACCGAGGGGTATATCCGCACGCCCGGCCTGCACATGTCCGATATCTACGGCGCGCTCTACGCCGACCTGGAGCCCGCCCGCTACGGGAAGAACGGGCCGTTCGGCCACACTCGGATGGCGTTCGGCACGGTGTTCGAGCAAGTGCTGGAGATTGCGTTCGCGCATCACTTCCTCGGCGAACGCCCCGGTGAACTGGCGTGTCTGCCCGACGCACGCATCGTGCCGCTCGGGACGCCCAACTCGATTATCTTCTCGCCGGACCAACTGTTCTTCGATCGCGTGACCATCGGCGGCGAGTTCAAGGCCACGAAGATGACGAGCCGGCACGGGATTCAGGACGCCCGGTTCGACAAATACTTCTGCCAGATGAAAGCCTACGGCAAGCCGATGCAGGTGCGGCTCTGGCACCTGTTCGTGCTGTTCATCAACGGCGATTACTCGTTCGCCAAGGATGACCCGGACGGCGGGATGGATCTCAAGAAGTTCGAGATCGAGTTCACGCAACGCGAGCTGGACGACAACTGGAACATGCTGATGCGGTATGCCCGCAAGAAAGGAATGCTGATATGAGTGTGAGCATGCTTCGCGAGTGGGCGCAGCAGCTCGGGCTGCGCGAACAGGGGGTGTTACTCGTGTCGCTCCGCGGGTGCGACTTGGCACCGAAGTTTCCGCTCGATTCCCCGGAGAGACGCTTGACGGCCGCGCTGCGCTACGCGATCTGTGTGCCGTTCGATGAGCGCGAGGTTGACGCGGAAGTCGGCTGCTTCATGCTGTCGCGCCCACCGATGGACGTGAAGTTGTCGATGTTCGAGCATTACCCTCTGCATTACGTGATGCACATGGTGCATGCGTGTCAGGTGTTGGGCTACCGGCATCCCGAGGAGGACCAGCGGGTCATGTGGTTGGAGCTGTATATGCGGTTCGTCAAATCGTTGCATCTGCGGCCGGAGTCGTTTCGGATGATGCTCGACCGGCTCGGCGAAGATCGCATCGAGAAAGGGACAGTGGTGAGCGTATGAATAATGACTTCACGCGCACGGTGAATCAGCTACTCGGCTACGTGGCGTCGGAGGCGGCGCGCGGCCGGCTGCTCGGTATCCAGGTGACGCAACTGACGCAGCAGCTCAAGGCGATCGAGAAGGCGCACGAGGCGGGTGTGTCGGTCGCGCTGCAGATTGCGGGACTGAAGTGAGCGACTTGCGCGAAGCACCCGTCGAAGCGTTGCGGCGCATGAACCTGGAGGACGGCGACACGCGTATCATCGTGCTGCCGAAAGTGGACGAACTGTTCATCGATCTGGACAGCCCGCACAGCCGCACCGTGTTGAACAAAATGATCGACGTGCTGAAGCTGAATGGCGTTGGCGTGGAAATTGTAAGGGACACGCCTAGTCGCACGAAGGGGCATCGACACGTCGTCCTCGGGCTCGATCGGGCAATCACACCGCTCGAACGCGTCGCCTTCCAAGCGTGCATGGGCAGCGACCGGCATCGTGAACTGCTGTCGCTGCTGCGCATCATCCTGAAGATGGACCGACCGGCAACCGTATTTTTCGAGGAGGCAGAGTGAGTAACGATTGGGGACGTTTCGAGGCGATGGACGATGCAGAGGAGCGGTCCATCATCGCCAGCTCGCAGGGCGGGCCGGGCAGCGGCAAATCGCACTTCTGGCTGACGGCGCCGGACCCGATTGCATGGTTTCTGTTTGATCCGGGCGGGCTGAAAGGCTTGAAGCACAACCCGCTGTTCAAGGGGAAGGATATTCGGGTCCGCGACTACTGCGGCGACTTGAACATCGGGAAGATGCCGAAGGCCGAGCGGATGGAGCGTTCGCTGGCGGTGATGGCGGAGTTCCAGGAGGATTGGGATCTCGCGGTGCAGAAAGCCCGCACGCTCGTCATCGATAAAGAGAGCATGCTGTGGGAGATGCTGCGCTACGCGCATGACGAAGTCGATTCGCCGACGCCGAAGAACTTCCACGAGCTGAACCTGATGTATCGCGGCTGGGTGCAGGACGCCGAAGCGCACGGCGTCAATCTTGGCTTGCTGCGCGACATCAAAGAAACCTGGGGAGTCGTCGGGAAGTCGCAGACGACGGGCAAGCCGCAATACGGCTTCACCGGCGAGTTCAAGCCCGAAGGGCAGAAGTATGTCACCGGGCTCGTGCAGATCAACCTGTCGCACCGCTGGGATGACGACGCCGAAGCGTTCAAGGTGCAGATTCTGGAGAAGTGTCGATTGGGCAACGCGGCCACGCTGATCGGCCAGGAGTTCGACAATTTCGACTTCCTGACGTTGGCGCTGACGCTGTATCCCGAGAGTGACCCGGCGGAGTGGGGGTTCTGATGCGACGACATATCACACAGGCGGAGGCGCGGCGCACCCGCGAGAAGCTGACGCGCCTGCAGACTCAGGTGGAGCACTTCGGCGTTCGTGTCGACACACTCAACGTGACGAATACGGAGCTGATGATCGCCGAGACTGCGCGACAGCTCGGGTTCACCTTAGTGGCTCGGCCACTCACCGGGAACCAGATTGCCATCTACGCGGTGAAGGTGACTGCGTGAGCGAGCCGTCGAAGGTCATCCTGCTCGACCCGCGCGCCGGGTCGTGCGAGCTGCTGAAGCCGCTCAAGGCCGCGGGGTTGCCGGTCGAAGAATCCACTCTTGACTTCGGCGATCTCGCCTTCCTCGGGCGCGGTGAGCAGGGCACACCGTTGTTCATCGGCGTCGAGCATAAGAAGCTGGCCGATCTCTTGCAATCGATGGAGACGGGACGACTGCAAGGGCATCAGTTGCTCGGCATGCTGACGACGTTCGACCGCCGGTATCTGGTTGTCGAGGGTGAGTGGGACCATGACGAGCGCGGGCGGGTCAGCGTGGTCCGCGAACGAGGACAGCGGCGTCCCATGCGAGGGGCACCGCCGGCACTGGCACTCGAACAACGCCTCATCAACCTGGAGACGCGCGGCGGGCTACCCTACAAGATTTGTGCGAATCGACGCGCGACGGTCCGCTTCATCAGCGCGCTTTATCGCTACTGGACGGACAAGGATCTCGACCAGCACAAATCACATCTCGCGATGTATTGCCCGGACCTGGACCGCGGGGTGTTCAATCCGCCGACCGACTTTCGGAAGGCGTTGTCAGTGCTGTTGCCGGACGTGCATACGGCTGTCAGCAGAGCGATCGAGGAGGCGGTCGGAGGACCGACCACGAAGAACCGCGTGAAGCTGCAACGGCTCCTGGCGTGGAGTGCCGAGCAGTGGGCAGACCTGCAAGTCGTCACCGAGAAGGGGAAACCGCGCCGGCTCGGAGAATCCCGAGCGAAGCGCATCATGGAGGCACTGGACTGATGTTCAAACGTAACGACCCGAGGGGACCCTCGGATGCACCGCCGACCGAACCGCAACAGGCCCCGCAGCTCCCACCGCTGCGCACCTATGCAGTCGTCCGCTACAACGAGAACACTGGTGAGACGGATACGCTGGAGTTCCGCGCACACGGCACCGAGATCATGGGCAGCGGCGACATCTTGAAGCTCTATGAGCTGATTTTCGACCCGTGGGCACCGAACGGCGTGCGTGATCGCATCGTCCGCGTCATGCACGGCTGGGAGGACTATTGGGAGGTTCCGACCGCGCAGAGCGGGCCAGCCCCCTGCATCCTCCTGCCGGGCAACGACACCCTCAATTAACCTCACTCGGGCGGAGCAGCGATGTTCCGCCTCTACACCATGAACAACGCACCGAAAGCGACGATCGACTACGAGAGCCGTTCGGTCATCACGCCCGCGCGGGTCGGCTCGTGGAAATACAGCCTGCACCCGTCCACCGAGGCGTTGTGCATGGCGTTCCGGCTGCCGTATTGGGAGACGGGGCGGACCGGGCTGTGGCATCCCGCATTCCCGCAGGTCGGCATCCCGGCGTCGGACGATACGGATCTCTGTGAGCTGTTCGACTGGATTCAAGCCGGCGAGCTGCTGGAAGCGCACAACTGCTTCTTTGAGCGCGCCATGTGGACGAACATCTCGGTCCCGCAGCTCGGGTGGCCGACGATCTCCCCGTGGCAATGGCGGGATTCCGCCGCGAAAGCCGCCGCGCACGCGATGCATCGCGCCTTGGAGAAGGTGGGAGAGGCGATGCAGCTCGCTGTCCGCAAGGGCGACGACACGGCCATGAAGCAGATGGCGAACCCGCGGAAGCCAATCAAAGCCGACTACACCGCATGGGGACGCCAGCACGCGCCATGTCGCATGTGCGACGGACAGGGCCGGGTGCCCACCTGGACGCAGAAAGGTGAGCCGGCGGCGAAGGGGGTTCGCTGCGTGCGGTGTGATGGCGCGGGCTACGATCGCAATGCGTCGCTCCCGCCCTTCCCGATTCTCTGGCGGGAGAGCCGGGAGCTGTTCGAGCAGTTGTTCGCGTATGTGCGGCAGGACGTGCTCGCGGAGGAAGCGGTGAGTGATGCCCTGCCCGACTTGAACGAGTTCGAGACGCGGGTATTCGTCATCGACCAGATCATCAACGAGCGTGGCTTTCAGCTCGATGGGGAAGCGGTGCATGCCGCGCTCGATCTCATCGATATGGAGTGCGTCACGCTGAATGCCGAGCTGCGGGAGCTGACCGGCGGTGCGGTCGAGAAGGCGACCCAGCGCGATCGGATGATCGAGTGGTTGGAAACACAGGGGCTCAAGCTATATGACACCCGGAAGGAGACGCTGGACGAGCTGCTGGACCTGGAGCCGGAGGATAACCCAGCACCGTGGGCGCAGCAGCCGCTAGAAGGGCCGGTGCGCCGCGCGATCGAGCTGATGCGCATTCTGGGACGCAGCTCGACGGCAAAGTTCGTCGCGATGCGCGATTGGGCGTGCGCGGACTGGCGCATCCGCGGCGGACTGCTCTACCACGGCGCGGACACGGGTCGCTGGAGCGGCAAGGGGGTGCAGCCGCATAACTTTCCGAAGTTCGTTCTGGATGCGAATAGCAAGCCGTGGAAGAAGTCACAGGATGATCTGTGGCCGATCCTGATGACGCGTAACCCGGAGCGCATCCGACAGGAGTGCGGTATCTCGGTCATGGCGGCGCTGAGCCACGGGCTGCGCGGCGCCATCACCGCGTCCGCCGGCCACCAGCTCTACGTCGCCGACTTCGCCGGCATCGAATCCCGCGTGCTGCTGTGGCTCGCGGATGACATGCAGGCGTTGGAAGTGTTCAAGCGGAAAGGCCGCTGCGAGTGCGGCGGGCGTGTCTGCTGGCGGTGCGACAACTACCTGGACATGGCGTATGCGCTGTGGCCGCGACCGCTCTACAAAGACACCGACGTGAAGGAGCGCGGTATCGGTAAGATCGCGGTCCTCGGGTTGGGCTATCAGATGGGCGCCGGCAAGTTCGTGGAGACGGCGAAGGCGGGCGGCGTGACCATCCCGGAGGACTTCGTGTGCGCGACGTGCGGGCGGGCGTCCCGCGACCATCGCAAGGTGTTCACGCACGAGTTCGACTTCGGCGACGCCGACCCAGAGTCGCTGACGGCGGTCAAGATTGTTGACGCCTTCCGCACGAAGTTCTGGCGTGTGAAGGAGCTGTGGGCCGACACGGAGGCAGCGGCGATCGCCGCGGTTGAATACGACGATTGCGTGACGTGCGGGCATGTCACGTATTTCATGGAGCACGGGTTCCTGTATTGCGAGCTGCCGAGCGGGCGGAGGCTCGCCTACCCGGACCCGGAGATTCGCCAGACACGCACGTCGTGGGGCGCGGTGCGCGACCAGCTCACGTTCATGGGTGTGGACGCTTACTCGAACCAATGGAAGCGGCAGAACAGCTACGGCGGGAAGCTCGTGGAGAACAATACGCAGGCGGTTGCTCGGGATCTCATGGCGGCGGCGCTCGTGCGTTGCGAGGAGCATCCGCTGTATGTCCCTGTGCTCTCGGTGCATGATGAACTGATTGCCGAAGCGCCGATCGGCACGGGCGACGTAAAGGAGTTCGAGCACCTGATGTCCGCGCTGCCGGAGTGGGCGGCCGGCATGCCCGTCGAAGCGGAGGGATGGCGCGGTGCCCGGTATCACAAATAGGACGGTGGGGTATCACTGCAGGACATGTGACTGGATCACGGAGGCGACAGTCGTGCCCGAAAAGTGCCGACGCTGTGCGGCACGCAATGTGCAATCAATCAATCACAGCATCCGAAATGATCGCTCTGCTCGACACGCACCGCGTTGCGTATTGCGAGGCCTGCAAACTCGTTCATGAACGGTAGGAGGATCAACTAAGGGAGATCGGCCGGGTGCGAGCCCGGCCTTCTCGCATTCCAGGAGGACCGATGCCGAGACAGAGGTTAAGCGCCCAACCGACCGCGACGACGACAACCACGCAGACCGTGACGCTTTCCGCCACCGCGAAGCAGATGCTCGTGGCGCGGCTCAAGGAGCATCAGGACGTGGCGATCCAGCTCAAGCAGCTGAAGGGTCGGTCCGAACGTATCGCCGGGGAAGTCGAAGCGATCTTCGTCAAGGAGAAGCAGGGCGTCGCGCTCGCGGAAGGCACGTCGATGGACGGCCACAAGATGAAGATCGTCGCCGGCTCGACCAAGAAGTTCGACCAACTCGGCTTCATGAAGCGCCACGGGCTGACGCAGGCCGACTTCGATGAGTTCACCGAGGAGAAGCCGAAGAAGTCGTATCTGAAGTTCACGCACCCTGGCGAGACGGCGGACGGGGACGAGTAAATCGTGCGTGACACATTCAAGGTCATGAACATCCCGCCGGCCGGCCCGCAGGTAGCCGTGGCGCTGCCGCACCGCTGTATGGTGCGCGCTCGGGAGTTGAACGATCAACCAGTCCTCCTGCTGACGATGGCCGAAGCGTTCGATCTCGTAGAAATGCTAAAATCGGGTATCGAGCGCGCGGCCCAGCAAGCCGGCGGATCGATACCTACCTAGCATCCCCAACAACCGAGGAGTTACCTGTGGCAAATTCCCTCTGCCCGTGCGGTGGGCCAGATAAGTGCGTCCGGAATGGTCTGTGTCGGAAGTGCCGGCACGCAGCCGATCGCGTCGCCGCCCCCGCGTCCGCCGTCGACCAGCTCGCCGCCGACCGAACGATCGTCAAACTGAAGAACGATCTCTCTGAACTGCGCGGGCGGTATGACGTGTCCCTCGCGACCATCGAGCGGCTAACCGAGCAAGTCGGCATTGTGGAGGAGATGAAGGCGCGCGTCGAGACGTTCGACATCGTGCCGCACATGGGCTCGGGCACGTCGGAAGCGACGGCCGTGATGGTTGCCTCCGACTGGCATATCGAGGAGAAGGTCGATCCGAACGTCGTCTCCGGGCTGAACGAATACAACCTGGATGTCGCGCAGAAGCGCACGACGAAGTTCTTCAAGTCGGGTCTGCGGCTCGTGCGGCTGTTGCAGCAGGACGTGCGAATCGACAACCTCGTGCTCGCGCTGCTCGGGGACTTCATCTCCGGCGACATCCACGAGGAAGTGGCGGAAGTCTGCCAGCTCCCGCCGACCGAGGCGATCATTCTGGCGCAGAACACGATCATCAGCGGAATCGACTTCCTGCTGAACAACTCGAATGTCACGCTGACCGTGCCGTGTCACTCCGGCAATCACGGCCGCACGACGCGCACGACACGCTTCGCGACCGAGAACGGGCACAGTCTGGAATACCTGCTGTTCTGTCTCATCGCGAGCCACTATCGCCATGAGCCGCGGGTGAAGATGCAGATCGCGACGGGCATGCACTCGTATCTCGACATCTACGGCAAGACGCTGCGCTTCCACCACGGACACGCAGTGAAATACAACGGCGGCGTCGGCGGTATCTACATCCCGGTGAACAAAGCCATCGCGCAGTGGGACAAGGGGCGGCGAGCCGATCTGGACGTGTTCGGGCACTTCCATCAGCACATCCCGGCGCCGAAGTTCGTCTGCAATGGCTCGCTCATCGGCTATAACTCGTTCGCGCTGTCGATCAAAGCGGATTACGAGCCGCCGCAGCAGTCCCTCTTTCTGATGGACAAGAAGCGCGGACGAACCTGTTCCTGGCCGATTCTATTTTACTAAGGGGACGTGACATGCAGAAGCAATGGATTGTGATCGTAGCGTTCGTAGCGTTCGTGATGCTGCTCGGTGGAGCCAGCGGTATCGAGGCGGGCACGTGTCGTGGCGGGCGGAAGAAGTGCCCACCCCCACCGCCGCCTCCGACAACGGGTGTGACGGTCTACGTGCCAGCCGGCGGCGATCTCCAGGGGGCGCTCTACAGCGCGATCGGTGGAGACATCATTGAGCTGCAAGCTGGCGCGGTTTACCCGCCCGTTGTCGTGCCGGTGCATAGCGGGACCGGCGTGGTGACGGTGCGGACGCGGGGCACGCTGCCCGCCCGTCGTGTCGGACCGGCGGATGCCCCCTTGTTCGCGACGATCGCCAGCACGGACGGCTCCACACCCGTCCTGACGGCGGCCCGCAGTGCGGCCTACTGGACCTTCGACGGCGTGCAGTTCACGTCAGCCGGCGGGTGGAATATGATCGTGCTGGGGGACGGGTCGGAGACGCAGATGAGTGAGCTGCCGCATCACTTCACGTTCGATCGCATCCGGTGCTTCGTTGGTGACGTGGTTCGCATGACGCGGTGTTTTGCCGCCAACACCAACGACTTCACGCTCACACGATCCGACGTGCGGAACATCAAGCAGGACGGGTTCGACGCGCAGGCCGTGGCGGTGTGGCAGCCGGCGCAGCGGCAGACGTATCGGGACAACTACCTGGAAGCCTCCGGGGAGAACTTCTTGGCCGGCGGCGCAATTCCTGGGATCAAGAGCGGGAATCCGTCTGACGTGCTGTTCGAGGACAATACGCTGCGCAAGCCGCTGTCGTGGTTCGGCTCCACCTGGACGGTGAAGAACCTGTTCGAGCTGAAGGCCGGCGTGCGCTTCACCGTGCGCAACAACCTGCTCGACGGCAACTGGCCGATGGCGCAAGTCGGGTATTCGGTCCTGTTCACGCCCCGCGGCGGCGATGGCAGCTGCACCTGGTGTGCGGTAACGGATATCCTGTTCGAGAACAACACGCTCATCAACGCCGCCTCCGGGATCAATATTCTCGGGCATGACGATTGTGACGGCGCGTGTGCGGATGTGTGGCCGAGCCCGACAGTCGTTGCGGCGCGCATCACGATTCGCAACAACCTGCTGCTGCTCGATACGGATCGTTTCGGTGGCGATGGTGATTGCTACCAGCTGCTCATGGGGCCGGACAGCATCACGATTGATCGGAATACGTGCCTGACGACGGGCCGCTGGCAGCGCAGCACCCTCACCGTGGACTATCTCGCCGCCCCGGTGACGAACTTCATCTACACGAACAACATCTCGCGCTTCGGCACTTACGGCATCATGGGCGGCGGTGACGCGCCGGGGACTTCGACGATCACGAACTACTTCCCTGGCTCGGTGTGGGCGAACAACGTGCTCGCGGCGGGTGATCCGTATTGGGTGCCGTATTTCGCGGGATTTTGGCTGCCGTCCGAGCTGGAGCTGGAAGCGGGCTTTGTCAGCTACGGCGGCGGCAACTACAACGTCACGGCAACCGCGCCCTGGACCGGCGCTGGAGCGACCAGATGATGATGATGATGATGTTCGCGTTGGGCGCGCTCGTGCAGTTCCTCAACTACACGAACCTCGTCATCAACATCCGCGCGATCTCACACGCGAACGTCCCGCTGGCGGTAGCGACGGACGCTATCGCCAGCATTCTCGGCTACACGCTGGTGCGGCGCATCGCGGAGAAGGAGAACAAGCCGTTGATGTTCGGTATGGCGCTCGGCGGTGCGCTGGCGAGCTGGTTTGGCATATGGCTGACCCGAACGTTGGGTTGACAGTAGTGAACGGCGTCGCCTGTGTGCTGGCGGCGCTGTTCTTCCTTTATGCGGCCTACGAGGAATCCGACGATGATTGAGCCGTGCATCATTGAACCGATCCCGCAGAAAGACATCGCTGACTGCGCGGTCTGCTGTCTCGCCATGCTGGTCGGCGTGCCGTATTCAACAGCGCTGGCGGCGTTCCCGAGGCGTATTCAGTCCGCTACGTCGGACGAAGGCTTCGACCGGCGGGAAGTCGGCAACGCAGCCCGCCGCCTCGGGCACACTGTCCTCTGGCATCCGGGCGCGGACTTCCCGGAGGACATGATCGGTGTCCTCACCGTGTGGCGGAAGGACGGGCGGCGGAAATACCGCCACGACGTAATCTACAGCAATGGCACGATCTACAACCCGGCAGAGAATTTGCTATTTACGGACGTAGACGTGTTTCTCAAGCGTGGCGGATGGACGATCGAAGGGCTGCTTGTTCGACAGCCCAAGGAGGACTGAGTGAGCGACCAAAAAGGTATCGGCGGGGCGCCGACTCGCGCGACGACAATCCCCGAGGACGCACCGAGCCGCAAGCGCCACCCGGTCGCGAGTGGCGTGCTCGACTACTTCCCGGACGCGCTCGTGGCGCTGGCGAACGTGTCCTGGCACGGCAACGAACATCACAACCCCGGCCAGCCGCTCCATTGGGCGCGGGGGAAGTCGGGTGATCATGCAGACGCGCTCGTGCGGCACTTCCTGCAGCGCGGCACGCGTGACACGGACGGCATCCGGCACTCCGCGAAGATTGCGTGGCGGGCGTTGGCGATGTTGCAGGAGGAGATCGAGGCGGAGCAGGCGCAGACGTTCGTCGGCGAGCCCGGTATGGTCATAAAGGTCGCGGGCCGCGCCGCGGATATACATCGGGGCGGCGGTGAAGTCGGCGTCAGCACGACTGAACGCGCAGACGGCTGCTGTCAACCGATCGGTAAGTTGTGCAGCTCGGACTGCCCGCGGCAAGTTGAACAGCGGGTAGGTTCAAGGAGGATCGATCGTGAGAATCGGATTTGACATCGACGGCGTGCTCGCCAACTTCACCGCGGCCTATCAGCGGCTCGTCGTGGAGGTTGCCGGAGTGGACCGGTTCCAGCCGGGCGATATCACGAACCCGCCGTGCTGGAACTGGCCGGAGTATCGCGGCTACAGCACCGCCGTGGTGCAGGAAGTCTGGCGACGGATCGCCGCCAGCGAATCCTTCTGGTTCGAGCTGGGGATTCTCGACGGCGCTGACACGTTGCGCCACGTCATCGGCTCGCTGGAGGACGATCACGACGTGTATTTCATCACGTCGCGCGTCGGGCAAGCGGTGAAGCGGCAGACCGAAGCGTGGCTGGAGGAGCAGATCGGCATGCAGATCCCCACAGTGCTTATCTCCAATGAGAAGGCGCTCTGCATGGTGGCACTCAGCCTCGACGCGTATATCGATGACAACCTCGACAACGTGCGGAGCTGCGAAGTCGCCCTGCAGAACGAGCGCGCCCGTGCTGCGGCGATGGCGCAGCCCCCGAAGTTGGACACGAAGGTGTTCCTGCTCGATTACGCCTACAACGCCGACACCCGCATCTTCTCCGACGTGACGCGCGTGCGATCGGTCGGCCAGATGCTCGACTACTTGATTCTCGAACTGTAAAAGCTATCTGTAGACCAAGGAGAACCGATGAAGAAACTACTGCTCACGCTGCTGTTCACCCTCGGGCTCGCGGCCGGCGCGTCCGCCCAAACCACCCATCCGTGCGATCTCCCGGCACAAACCGTCGCCACGAAGGGCACCGTGCTCGGCTGGTGCCACGATCTCAAGGACGGCACGGGCACTTTGTTCAGCTCGCTCGGCTTCATCGTGAACATCAACGGCACGGACACCGATCTCGGCTACAAGCTGCCGCTGACCGGCGCCTCGTCCACCGGGCTGTATTACTTTGAAGCGCCGCTGCCGACGAACGCCGCCCGCGGCACGTATCCGATATACCTGCGGGCGTATGTCACGCTGGCCGCAGCGGATATTTCGCTGCCCTCCACGACGATTCAGTGGCAGGTTGGCGGACCACCGAGCGCGCCGAAGAATCCGCGCACCAAGTAGGAGGGTTGCCATGAACCGCTGGAAGCTGACGTTGCTGCTTTGCCTGATCGTCCTGCTGTTCGAGGCGGGCCATCTGGCGGATCTCTACTTCAATCGCGCCTACTACGCTGGCGTCGCGCAATGCGTGCGCGAAGTCGAGGCGCAAGGGGCCGAATACCCGCGTGACGCTCGGGCGTATTGCAGCTCGGGTAACGACGCGGCCGATCCGCGCGACTACTGACGCTGTGGGGCAGGCTTCGGTCTGCCCCGTTTTTGTATCTGGAGACGATCATGAAAGCACTACTGCTCGCCGTGTTGCTTGGCAGCGCGGTGTTGTCCGCCGCGGGCAACGACTTCAAGCTGAAAGCCGATCCGCGCATCGGCCAATCGCCGCAGGACTTCCACATCCAGGCGACGATCGAACCCAAGGACGCCAACCGCTCGGCCTGCGTCATTGTCGACGGGCCGACCTACCGCTCCACCTGCTGGGAGCTGCATCCGACCGATCGGCGCGTCTGGGATTTTTGGCTGAAGGGGTTTCGCGGCGGGCGGTATGACGTGGTTCTCGTCGTCGTCCGGCTGGTCGACGGCCAGCGGGTCGAACTGCACACCCCGGCACAGTCGATCTGCGTGATCGGCAGCCTGACCGAAGGCGACGTGTCGTGTGGGGTGGAGACGGGTGGCGCCGGCTTGCAGGATTAAGCCAGGCGGGGCGATCGAACAGCCGGTAAGGGGGAGAGTCGGGGTCTGTGCAACGGTATGCACGGACCCCGGTTTCTGTCGGTTTAGCTCACTTGCCCGAATCGAGCAGCTGCCACTTCGCGACAACCTCGCGCGCATAGCGGCCGTTCCTGAGCGGCCAGTTCTTCGCCGGGTTGTTGCCGCCGCGCCCGCCGTTATATGCGGCGAGCCCGGCCAGCACATGAACATTCGGCTCGACTTTCGCGATCTCCGCGGGCACGGTCAGCCCGGCGGCCCAATCCGCGAGTTGACGCAGCTTCTGGCAGCCCCACGTCAGCCCAACTTCCGGGACGAACAGCATCTCCGGCGGATGGTCAGTCGAGTAGCCGATCTCCAACGCCACGGGATACATGATCTGCATGAGCCCGTAGCTCGAACTGACCCGTCGCGGGTTGGCGCCCGTCCATTGCGGCTTGCCCTTCATGTAGCGGTTCCAGAAGTCCGGCTCGAAGCGAAACGCGTCGGTGTTGCCGGCGCTCTCTTGCAGCACGACCGCTTCGACCATATCGGGGTCGAGCCCGTGGGCCGTTGCAATCTCCTTGATCATCCCTGTGTAACGAGTCCGCATGTTTACCTCCCGAGTATCCCGTGGTTCTTCACCATGTCCACGAGGAAGCCGACCACACCTGTGATCAGCCCGGCGCCGGCCCACTTCACCAGCTTGGCGTTGTTCTCGATCACGGTGATGCGGGTTTCGTGATCGGCGTTGATCGTGGCGACCGCCTTCAGTTCCGTCATCACCGCCGCGTGATTGTTTCGCTGCTCCTGCCGCATTTCGGCCAGATACGCCGCGAGATCGATTTTGACATCCACGGCTTACCTCCCTGTGGCACGCAGGAGCCCCTGAATCAGGTTGTTGATTTCGCTATCCCAAAACTCACCGCTGACGGCCGATTCCTCCGGGGTGAGCTTCGTGCTTGGCCCGTAGGGTTGCACGCCGGTATACTCGTTGCCGATCGAGCCAGGGTGCGTCCCGCCCATCGGCACGCGCGTGACCTTCCCACCGTTGTCGGTGAGCACCTGGAAGCCGTTCGGCCCGTTGACGCCAAACGTCTCGCCGGTCATCGGCACGTAGTCCACCGCGTCCGGGCCAATCAACGGACGGAACTCCCCAGATCGGTTGAACACGCCGAACTGCTTGCCATTCGCTTTCATGCTCGTCAAGCGGTTCAGCGCTTCCAGCGACGCGCCCGACTCGCCGCTGCCATTCACCGCGATGCTCGCCGGCTGCGGTGTCTCGATGCCGCTCACGTTCGGCATGTAGCGGTCCACGTCCACGCGCGGTGCCTTTGCCGTCTCCGGCTGCGGCGGCCGAAACTCAGTCGGTCGCGCGTAGGGCACACGCTCCGTCACGATTGGATCACCATTCGCGGTGTAGCCGCTCGTGTTCGGCGCATGCGACTCAACACCGCTCGGCCGGGTATACGGCGTCGGCTCCTGATACGGAATACCGGCGCCCCGGCCGGTCGCTCGCGGACCCGTCGCGCGATACCCGCTCGTGTTGGCGGCAAACCGCTCGGCCGTCGCTTCCGCCTCGGGCGCGGTTTTCCACAGCGCATTCCGCGCCGCGTTGACAAGCTGCTCGATCTTGTTGCCGCTCCACTCCAGCCCGCGGCCCACCGGGCCAACAGCTTCCGCCGCCATCGCCGCCGGATGCCCTGAGATCATCCCGCCCAGACTGAACATGCCGCGCAAGCTCGCCGGCACCGCATCACTCGCGGCCTGCATGCCCTTGCCGACACCCTTCAGGACCGGCCCGGCCGCGAACGGCGCGGCGCCCAGCACGGCGTCCTCCGTCACATCACCCGGCGTCAGTTGCTCGCCGCCCTCGAACATGCGACTCGCCGCATCGCCCAGCACATTGCCGCCGGCTTCCAGCGCGCCCGCGGTCAACAGCCCGGCGCCAACCGGCGCGAACGCCCCCGCGGCGAGCGGAATACCCACGCGCGCCGTCGCACTCGCCACCGGCGCCCCATACGCTTTGATGCGGCCCAGCAGCGTCAGCCGCTCAGCCGCTCGATCCGCCGCCGCGTCACTCCGAGAGCGATTCGCGGCGTCCTGCGCTTCGTCGGCAACCGTGCGGCCACTCAGGAACCGCTTGGCGCTGGCGAGCGCCGCGTCTCCCGCTGCACGCTCGCGTGCTGCCTCTGCGTCGTCGTATGCGGACCCTGGAGCTGGAGCGATCGTCGTCTCCTTCCACGGGCCGCGCATCCAATACTGCCGCTCGGCATCTTTGTTCGTATACAGCGGTGAACCGGCCATTATCGCCTCCTACCGGCCAACCGATCCGAGCGGCTGGCTTCGCATCTGTTCGAGAATCCGCGTCGCTGACGCTTGTCCGCCGGGCGATCCAGCCTGCCCAACGGCTTCCACCATGTCGGGCAGCATTTGCAACAACTGCGACACACGTTCGTAGTTCGCACCGGGTGTTGCGGAAATGTCACCGAGATGCTGCGCGATCAGATCGAACATCTTCTCGTTCGGCCGACCCGCCATGAACGGACGCATCGACTGCAGCTTCTGCAGCGAGATGAGCTGCTGCAGATCGGCATCCGGCGTCGAGAGTCCTTGATTGTAAGCGAAGCCCTTGAGCCGCGCCATGAGTGAATCCACCACGCCGCCATACTTGCCGGGGTTCTCCTTGATACCGGGATACTTCGCCTCCAGCCGGCGGAGAATTTCTGGCCCTTGCTGACGGAATGCTTCCAACCCCGTAAGCTGCTGAACCTCGTTGGCGAGCGGCTTCGGCTCCGCTACGGAGCGAAAACTCACGCCGCCGTTCGCGCTGATCGCCGGAACCATGTTCGTGCCGGCCATCCCGCCCTGTCCGCTGAGGAACTGCTTCAGCACGTCCACAGAGCTACGCGTCTGATCGGCTTCAGCATTCGCGGCATTCGCTTGCGCCGACCGCAACCCCGTCAACCCGGCCGTCTGCATACCGGTTTCCTGCAGGCCGTAGTCGCCTTTGATGCGATCACCTGCCAACGCATACTCACCCTGTGCCCGAGCCGGCGCCGTCGCCCGCTCGATGTCCATGCCCTGCATCTGGCCTGCCGCGTCCTCGATGTCCTGCTGACTATACGACCCGTTCGCGATGTCCGGGGCGCCATAACGGCGTGCCAGCATCTCGACCAAGGGCTGATTCCGCCGGCCGGTCTGCGGCGTGATCGTGCTGGCCGTCTGCATCGCGCCCGTGCGGTTCGACGGCGACTGCAGCCGCAGCAACGTCTGAAGTGCTTCCATACCCGGCATAGTGATTCTCCGTGCGCCGCGGGGCGCTTCGCCTTGTTCAAATCGCGCGATGTCATTGGCGCTCATTCCGACGCGCCGAAACGTATCGAAGGGTTCCATGTTACAACCCTCGCGATTTCATCCAATCGTCATGCGACTGGTAATACGCTCCCACACCATTCCGCTGCTGCGCGCCCGGCGACATCGCCCGCGTCATCTTGCCCAACGCGATCATCGAAGCCGGCGACGTGTCCTGCATCGGCATTGCATCCTGCTCGACCGGCCCAAGGTTCGTGCTCCCCGGCAGCCCCGGTGCTGATCGCATGCCGCCCGCTTCGTATATCGCCTGCAGCATCGCACTCTGACCCGGCGTCATCAACGGCTGCACCTGTCCAAAGCTGACAAGCTGGCCGTTCTGCTCGCCGAACGCCTGATTGCGCCGCTTGAAAATATCCTGCTGCCGGCGTCCGCGGTCCGCGAGTTGCAGACCAAGCGGATCATCCGGCAGATTCAACCCTTCCTGAAACATCCCGTTCATGTCCGCCTCCTAGTAGAGCGACGGACCGCTGATGGCCCGCGTGATCGCACTCAGCAGGCTTGCCGCCGTGCCGAGGTTCTGCCCGCGCTGCGTCAGCCCGCCCTGGTATTCGACATCGGCGATGTGCTGCGAGCGGCCCAAGTCCTGAATGAGCTGTTCGCGGATGAAGTCGTTGACTCCACCACGCGCCTGACTCACCGCGCCCGCATACGCGCCCTTATCAACCGAGCTGCCGGTCATGCCACTGTTGGCGATGACATCCTGGATACTTTTCAGGCTCGCCACCGCGTTTTGTCCGGCCATCTCCTTGGCCCGCGCGAATGCTGCCGCGCGAGCCGCCGTGTCGTCCCCACCGCGGTCATACTTCACGTTCGGCTGGCTCCCGATAATGGAGCTGAGATAGCCGAGCCGTCGCTGTTCGGCGTCCGCCTGTGTCTTCGACTGTAAATCGGCCAGCCGCTCACGGTCGTATTCCTGCGGGGACACGTAGCCGTTCTGCGTCGGCACATACGTCTGCCCGCCAGCGCTCACCGTGCCGTTCGAGCTGGCCGTGCCCTGCACAGCGGGATTCAGAAAACTCGTGCCCGTGAGACCCGTGAGACCTGTGATCCCCGTGTAGCTGGCGGGCTGCTGCGGCACCGCGTAGCTGGCTGGCTGCTGCAGCTGCTGTGGCTGCTGCGTGCTCGTCGAGTCCGGCGCATACCACTTCCCGTTGTATTGATACGCGCCCGGCGTCTGCGACAGCTTCGCCTGAGCTGCGTCGTAGGCGTCCGCGTCGGCTTTCGACATCCACTGCCCGTTCCGCGCATACTCCGCCGGCCCGACTGTAACATAAGACATCGCTGTTCTCCTCTAGCTCGCCTGCGTCACACTATCGACAACCCAATACGAAAACCAGTAATCAGCCGTGGCCGTGCTGCTGCCGCTCGGCACTGCGTCGAGGCTGAACTGCAAATCGATCCCCTTGTTGATCGACTGCTGCGAAGTCAACTGCGCCCAACTGAATCCGGTGTTATAAGCAACCGTCGTTGCCGGGCCAGAGCGGTTCAAGTTGCTCGGCAGCGTCGCGAACAGGTTCAGATTGACCCCTGCGCCGGTGTATTTCATGTTATACGTCGGCCCGTTCGACCATGTAGAGCCGGATGGGATCTTCGTAACGATCAGAATCTCCAGCGGCACGATCAGCTTGTTCGTGCCCGGTGCGCTTGCAATCGTTACCGGCGTCGCATTCAGCGTGTCCAGTTGCGCGCTCGACAACGTGCCACTCACGGCGAACAGGTTGTAGCCGCTCGGTAGCCCACCTGTGCTTGCTTGCACATCCGCACTAAGCACGCCAGTCGAACTAAGGCTCAGTCGACTCCCGACTGTAATCGCCTGCGGTGGACCATAACCGCTCGCATAGCGCCCGAGCAATCGTGGGCTCGCGATGTTCTGCGATGTGTTCTTCCCCAGAATACTCAGGAACTCTTGCAGCGCGGCCCACTGCTCCTGTGTCGGCGGCCAACTCAGGTCGGGCGGGGCGATGGCAAAGTCATCGTTCCCCACCCCACCGAGCGAGCCATCCGGCAGAACGCGTCCGCCGCCTCCGCCTTGTTCGAACACAGCCACTACCGCCTCCCGTTCGGGAACACCGGGTTGATCTCATACCCGTAGAGCGCCACGCCTTGCGCGTTCGTCGCTTGCTGGAAGCGCAGGCGGCACAGCGCGCCATCGCCCAACCGCCGCAACCGTTGGCGTCCCGTCGTCAGATCATGCGAGATCGTCGATCCAGCAGCCGCGTTGAGCCGACCGACATACGGCGTCACGGTCAGTGTGCCACCGCTCTCTATTTTACTCAAAACGCTCAATTCGCCCCAATACTTCTCCAGATCGGGCTGGTTTTCTGAATGAAACGGACCGTAGCAGTCGAAATCGATCGCTGAGCTAGCCCCGTCCGTGAAGGTTGCACTGTTGGCTTGATACACGATGCCATCCGTCCCGCCGACAAACGACAGGGGTAAACCATTGGCGTCAATGAGCTGCGTCGCATGGCTCGGGGTGAATGCCGCGGTCGTGTGTGGCCCATACCACCGTCGATTCACGAGATTGAAGCTCACCCAGCGGTCCTCGGTGCTCGACCCCGCCGCTGCCACGTGAAACTCGATACTCTGCCGCAGCTTGTTGTAGCGGGCAAACGCATTGGGGAACCGCGAGCGATTGAAATAGTCGTCCGTCGCGAACCACGGCTTCACCGTCTCGTCGGTAATGTTCTTCAGCCCCTCGTCGCTCCACTCCCAGATGCCGGTGTTGCCCATCCAATACGCCTTGTTATTCACAACGATGACGCTGTCCGGGGCCGCACAACCCGCTTCCTCCGACCCGCCGACGAACCGCACGCTCAGTGAGCTAAGACTCACCCCCGTGCTGTTCGAGGATGCTTCGATGGCCCACACGCCGATGCGCTTCAGCAGCCCAAGCTGATTGCGCCGCGGTGCCAGCGCGACGACACCCTGTTCATCCGCGCCAGTGGGATTCGCGACCACCGTGTTCGGCCACGCGTAAATCTTGTTCGTCTCGCTGACATACACCGTGTCAACCAGCGCGGGGTCATCACTCACGCCCCATAGCCGGCTGCGCCACTCGCAAATCAGCTTGAGCCGGCTCCCCGGCAGCGTGCCCGGTGGCGAGATATTCGTCGTCAGTGTCAGACTCGGCAGCAGCGCCATCGTCGCGTCGCTGGTGTTATTGATGAACGCCTCCGCACTGTTGCCCTCGATATCGAGCAACCAGTAGGGAAGCGACCCGCCCGACAGCGAGCGGTAAATCCGCCGAGCTGTAATATCATCCACCGACCGCGCGACCTTCGTCACGCTCGCGTTCTGATTCGCCAGTGTGACGCTCGCGCTCGCCGGGGACAGCGGGCTCTCGATCAGCAGCTCGTCGTCACTGTTCTTGACTACGAAACTCTGCCAGAACGTATACGCACCCGTCAGCCCTGTGCCGCTGCCCGCCGCCACGATGGGCGGACCAGCCGGCGCGGTAGGCACCATCACGCGGACGGTGCCCTCCGGGTCAATGCACAGGTTCTTGCTCGGCGAGTTGACCAGCACCACCCACTGATTGAGCACAGCGAACCGCGGCTTGCGCGACGTAGACAGCGTCACGCCCGTCGGCAGTGTCAACGCGGTGGCCGCGCCCGTCGTCGTATTCACCCGGTAGAGGGACGTGCCGCCCTGCACAATGAGTGTTGCCATTAGCTTCTCTCCACCAGGACCACCAGCGGTCCACTCAGGTTCGCGCTACTGTCCACGCGAGCCCAGGTGCCGGACGTGTTGCGTTGCAGGATGAAACCATTCGTGCCGCCATCCGTCGCGACGCGGAACACGATATACAGCTTGCTACTCAGCACGACCGCCCCACCGGGCATCTGTGGCGTCGTCGCATCAATCGGGTCGTTCGCGTCGACATCCCGATCCGTCGTCCAGGACGAGCCGTCGAACTTCTTGACATGCACGACATCCGTTGCGCCGGAGAAATACTCCACGGCATACAACTCATCATTAAACACAATGAGCGACCCGCAGAACGCCGACCCGGCCGTGCCCGCAGCGGACGTGAAGCTCGCCGCATACGTCTCCGTCGTCGCGGACCGCTTGTAGACTTTACAGTTGCTCGCGCTGCTGCTCTGCACACCGACATACAGATCGCCGGCATACACCGCCATCGAGCACGGCAAACCCGACAGGTTACTCACGTCGCTCGTCCACGTCGTGTCGATGTCCGGATAGCAGCGCACCACCTTGCCAATCGCGTCAGTCGTCGTGTTCGTCTGCAGTCCCACAAACAGCTGGTTCTGATACCAACACAAACAGCACGGATACCCACCGGTGACTTCGCCCGTCCCGCTGCCGAACGCATTCGCCACCTGCGCGATCGTCCCTGTCTCCAGATCCAGCGACATGACGCGGCCGGCCAGGTTCGCACCCGACCCACCGGGATCATGCACGGCGAAATACACCTTCCCGTTCGCGACGAGCATGTCAACAATCGCATACGCCGGGGTGTTCGTCGTCGCGGATGGCCCAATCGGGATGCTCGTCACCGTCAGCGCATTCGTCCCATCCCACAGCACGAGCGGCGGCTTATCCGTCCCCTTGGTATAGCTGTTCCCTTGGTAGAGGATCACATTACGAAACGCCGTGGCTCGCCGCGCATCACGCTCACCATTGGCATCCGTGAACTTGCTGTTCACACCGTGCGCGAGCGGGCTGCTCGTATTCGTCCACGTCGTCCCATCCGTCGATTTCCTCCAGGTGTTCGCGCCAGCCGACCCAAGCGCCGCATACAGCGTGCGCGTGTAGGTCGTTTTGAGCGACAGGCCCAGCATGCCGTAGATCGTGCCGGCCAACGCACTCGTCAGCGCCGCCAACCCGCCCCGCTTGCTGAGCGCCCCGATGCCGCCGCGCGCCTCATCGAACACCAGCTCCGCGTTCTGCAGTTGCGTCGCTTCAGCCGGGCCGAGTTGGAGCTTATCCTTGACCAGATTCACTCCGTCGCCGCCGAAGTTGTAGTTCGTGAGTGCCATCGCCCGCTCCTACTGTTGATACGCGTCCCACACACCATCCACGACTTCCGGCTCCTGCTCCTGGCGCGGGGTCATCCGCACAAGGAGGTTCTGCTTCTCAGTGCCGTAGATCGCCAGCCAGTTCGCATCCGGCATGCGGTCCTCGCGCTCCTTCGCACGCGCATACGCAATGCACCATGCCATCAGCGCGTTGTCCGACTCACCGGGAATCGGATTGCTGCTCGCCGTCGTCAAGCTCGCGCTGCCGCACGTCGGTGCATACACGAAGCGCAGATTGAGCGCGCTGCTCAACTTCGGCGCGACCAGCACAGTCGGTGCCGCAACCGGCGCACCCGCCTGCGTCAGCTCGTAGAACACTGTCAGCCCGTTGCTCGGATCTTGCGCGCTGAGCTGCCGCGCATTCCGCATCTCGGCCGACGTATACTTCCGCGGCACATACTGCACGTCCGCCCCGGAAGCGCCGTTCGACGTATCCCGCGGTTCGATCAGCAGCACACGAAATACATCCGCCGGCACGCCCGTCAGGCTCGTCGCATTCGCCGCCTGCGAGACGTTCGTTTCATCGACCGTGATCCAGTGGTCCTGATGCAGATCGATAATCGCGCCCCACAGGTCGTTCACACCCTTCTTCAGATGTCCGAGCAGTTCCGCATCCGTCCAGAAGCTCGCCGTGGTTTCTTTCAGCTCGACCCGCGCGTCCGCAATGATGCTCGAAAGTAGTGTCGCCATGTCTCACCTACCACTGAACGGGCGGAGGGTTCCCTGCCGCCACGGCTGACTGATACGCCGTCACAACGGCTGCAACCCAGGTGGCGTTGCACACGCGCTTGATAGGCAACGGCTGCGAAGCTACATCGTCCCCTGGCGCAAGCACGTAGCGAAAATACCGCTCGCCGATCAGCGTTCCATCGTCATCAAAGGCGGTTGTTTTCACCCGCACTTGAACCATCGCGGTCGGCAGCACTTCGATCTTATCGATGCTTGTCGTCTTTGTTAGGGCCATGTTATGCGCTCGCTCGATACACGCCAGTTACGAGAAACTGTGTGGAATTACCAATGTCCGCCGCAACCAAAGGGGTGCTGTTCGTCGTCGCTGCCGCTGCCGCGCCGGTGATTGGCATGCCGTTGAAACTCGCGGTAATCTGACACACGAGCCCCACCCAATTCGTCGCCACGCCGGTAAACTGAATTGACATGGCGCCGTGGATATTAGCCTCTGTGCTGAACGGCAGCCCTTGAATCTGCACGTTACCCGTAATCGTCCCTTTCGCGGAAAGCTGCACGTTGCACGTCACGCAAACGAACTTACCAATCTTCACGTAGCGACCGAGCTGTGTTGTATACGTCTGGCCACTCGTGCCGAGGGAACCCCCGATCACCGGCGTCCAGGAACCTTCTTCGTAGTCGTCCAGCGTGTTCGCGTCGCTGCTCGCACTCTGCGTCGCGTCGAACGCGAGCTGACGAATCTTGCTGGAGCCGTCGCTCGTGAATCCCGGCACGCGCGCATCGGGAATAATCCCGCTCGACAGGTCCGCCGCGCTGCGCGTCACCAGATCCGCAAGGCTGCTCCCCGTCTTACTGAGCTTCGACCACGCAATCGCCGCGGCGCTGTCCACGTCCGCATCAGCAATCAACCCACCAGCCTTGATCAGTTTGCCGCTCGTGCCGTCGAACCGCACGATATGCCCGTCCGTCACACTGCTCGGTCCCACAACATCCCCGCCCAGCGTCACGCCGGTTCCGCCGATCGTCACGAACGTATACGGGCTGACGCTCGTGCATTGTTTCAGCAACCCGGTCGCCGTATCCGCCCACAGCGTGCCCACCATCACAGGCGCTTCGGCAGGCATACTCCCCTGCACGATCACCTGTCCGTATGCGCGCACACTCATAACTTACCTCCGCTCGCGCAACAGCGTCCGCGATACGTGCGTTAGTGTCGGTTGCCGGCGCATCACGTTCCGCCCGAACCATCCCGGCGTCACGGCCTCTGGCGTCACCGTCGCGTCGAACGTAGACCGGCACACCGCGCACTGCACGGTGCAACTCACCGGCTGATCATGCTGCAGCGTCAACCCCAACGTGCTCGGCATATACGTCGTCTTGCACTCTGGACACTGCACCATGTTAGTTCTCCGTCGCAAGGATCTGAATGTTGCCCGTAGGGAAGCGGATGCACGCTTGCAGCTTCCCATCTCCACGATCTCGAAAGAACAACCCGGCTTTGTAGTCGGCCGGGTCCGCCGCCGGGTCCGCGCTGACCGTTGGCATGATCAGCACGGGCTCCCCGGCCGCGAACTCCGCTACCACGCGCGACTGCGTAACCACCTTGACGCGTCGCCCCTTCTCGCCGCCGCCGATCTCGAAATCGCGCTGCAGCGTATTGCTGTGTTGCGGCGCGGCCATGACGCCTCCTTACTGATTCGCCGCGGTATGCGCGATGACCGCCGTCAGCTTCGCATAGCACTCGATCTTGAAACGTCCGCCCGGTCCCGCCGTATTGCTGCACGTCAGGTTCTTCCCCTCGGTGAGCGGAATCCCCTCGACGCCGAAGTCCGCGACATACGGCGCGGCCACACTCGCTGCGATCAGCGCCACCAGCACGGGCGTGCCCGCGGAATCCTTCACCGTGATCGCATTCGCGCTGACCGTCGTCGGCACATAGGTGATCCGCTGGATATACAGCGTGTAGTTCGTGTTGCGCACGGTCACGAGCGTCTTGGTTGCATCCGATGTAAGCAGTTCGACGCTCGCGTTCTGCGGAATGCCCTTGAGCGCCGCAGCCTGCAAGTAATCCTGAGCCATGTTTCGTCTCCAGAAATGAAAATAGGCGAGCCGAGCAAGTCGCCCAGCTCGCCTACAGCGATTAGTAGCTCGCCGACTGCTGCTTGAGAACGCGGAAGTTGATGACCATCAGCGCGTTCAGCGCGTTGGCAGCGTGGAGGTTCGTGATGTTCACGACGAACGAGCCCGCGGCCACACCCTTGACGCTCAGCGCCGGAGTGCCAGCACCCGCGTAGGTCGTCGACAGCGCGATCACATCGGTCGCGGCCACCTTGTTGTTTGTAACGGTGAACTCTTCCTCGGCCGCCGCGGCAGTCGTCAGCGCCACCGTGGTGATCTGTCCACCACGCGCATTGACAGTCACGCCGGTCGACGAACTCGTGATCTGCGTCACGGTGCCGAACTCCGAACCGGACGGCTCGCTCACGAGCGCACGGAACTGACTGTTCGTCTTGTCGTAGACCTTGAACTTTTCGTCGTCGCTGTCGACGAACATCGGCACGGCATTACCGGCCTGATCAGACGCCGAGCCCGGAAAGTCCGCCGCTCGTTCGATAAATCGGGTTGCCATCGGGAATCTCCTCGGGCGCGCAGTCCCGGCCACGCGCCATGCAATAGGTTTCGGCGGGTCTGTCGTCAACTAACGCAAGCGTCCCCATCTCTTACGACTCACCGCCAGGAACTAGTTGACACCGACAAAGGGGCACCGTGAGCCATCGCCCACGCTGCCCCATCGCCGTCTGAACTTACGGCTTGCCGAGAATGACGAACCCGTTGGGACCGTCGCCCGACGTGTTGTCGGTGTTGCCCGGCGCAGTCGTCTGGCTCGCCACGGTGATACCGTTCGCCTGCGCACGCCCGTTCGGGAACACGAACAGATGCTGGTCGCCGGAATCCGGCAGCCACACGCAATCCGTCATGGACGCCCCGTTCGCGGCACCGCACGTCGTCGCGTGGTCGTTCGTCTTGAAGTAGGCGTCGGTCGCCGTCGCCTGTTTCTTGACGAAGATCGCATACAGCTTGCACGCCGCGTCCGCGATCACGGTGTCGCCCGTGATATCCGCCATCGTGACGAACTGCAGGTCCGGGTTGGCGTTGACCGTCGCCAGCTTCTCCTTCAGTCGCCGCAGCGAATCCACGATCGACGGCTTCGCACCGAGCGACTGCAGTGCGACGAACGCCTTCTGCCACACGAGATTTGCCGATTCAGTTGAGAGAGCCATTGTCCTGTCCTCGCTCGATGCCGTTATGCCCGCAGGCACGGCACCGATCCTTCTAGGGGTATGTGAGCTGTCTAATCGTCAGCCGCTCACTTCGCTGGACGCGCGGCACCGTGGTAATCACTGGCCCGCTTGTTTCTCCATCCCGCCCGCGCCGCCATCGAGCGCCACGCGTCGCGCGCTCGGTGATAAAACATATCGCGGATGCCGGCATCGACCTTCGCCTTCGCCGCATCCTCCGCCGCCTCGATCGCATCGACCACGGCGTCGGCATTCCCGTCATGCCCGCCGGAGATTGCCCAGGTATCCCGCGCCTGCAGCTCCCGCTTCAGCGACTTCCAGCCGTTCTCCGTGAACCCCGTCGCGCCATTGTTGAACCGCAGCGGCGCGATCGGAATCAACCCGTGCGCGTAGCACATATTCGTGTCGGGATGTTTGTTGTCGAGCATCGCGACATCACCGAGCCCGGCGCTGTGCTGCCTTCGCCTTGTGAGCAAGTAAGCGGGCCTCACGCCTTGCACGACCACTCGGCTTGGAATCAGCACGAGCATCGCGTCGAAGTCCCACAGGTTCTTCAGGAACCACGCGGGTGGCTCCGGGAGGTTGAACCGATTCTGATCCGGTATCCAGTTCGGTAGGGTTGCGGTCTGCCCCTCCATCGCTTAGCTCCGCACCCTTGGCTCGAAAGGGGTAGTATCCCGCTCCAGTCGCGCCTCACCGTTCCGCGGCATGCGCCGGCCGCTCAGAACGATCTTCGCGTTCGGGTCGTCCAGGTATTCGTCCAGCGGGACGCGCGTCAGATCCTCACTCTGTTCGAGGAAGTCGATCGCGTCGATCTGCTTCTGGCCCTTCTTTGCCTTGACGCCCACCAGAACCTCGAACGACGACGGGTCGAGAGGATCTTCGCTGCCCATCCGCACGTTCTGCGACTTCGCATACGGCACGGCGATCGTGGGAATCATGTTCACCACGTCCGGGATCAGCTCACCCTCCGGCGTGTAGTTCGGTTCCAGCTCGATGTCTTGTCCGTCGAACCGGCAGTGGAGCTTCTTGCTCGTCCGGTTCACCACCACACTCTGCTCGTAGAATACGCCCATAGCACCCTCCAGTGCATTTGCCGATCATGCCCTGCCGTGGCCGGCAGTTCACGCTGCGTTACGTAAGTCGCGATGATGCTTGCGGTGACAGTTCGCGCAGAGCACATCGCACTTCGCTATCTCCGCCAACAATCGCTGTCGGCTGAATCGCCGCATAGCGCCGATGTTTCCTTCCTTCGTCACGCCGTTGTCCCTGTGGTGGAAATCCAAGCAGGCCAAGTCAGATTCACCACAACGAACGCACCCTCCCTCGCGCGCCTTGTCGAGAATCTGTTTCTTCTCCGCATGTGCTCGCTCCCAGCCATCGCGATACTTCTCCGGGTTGTTCTGTCGCCAACGAGCCGACTTCTTCGCATCTAACTCCTTTCGGGTAGGACTCTCCCGCTTTCGCCGCATCCGATCACGCTGACAAGATTTGCACACCCGCCCATTATTTCCGTGTCGGTTCTTCTTGAGTGCCGTGTTCTCTGCGTCGTAGGGGTGCCCGGCGGGGCAGTGTGTTTTCTCCCGCTGCCGAGCACCACTGTTTCGGTAATCCGTGCGTAATGATCGACCGTCCATGTGATTGTGCCCTCTGATCTACTAGAGTAGCACAACCACACAGAAATTACTCATTCCGCACGAACCACTACAAGCGTCTGGCCGGTCACACCATCCCAGCGCGCGTTGAATCCCGGATTCTGGCAGAAATACTGCTTCCAGGAATACCACCACGCCTCGAACGCGTGTCGGGCGCTGTTGCCCGATCCGTCGCGCTGCCAGATCGACCCGTCGCGGTCCTCGAACTTGCCTTCTTCCGCGACATACTTCTTGAAGCCGGAACGCTTCGTGTCGAGGAAGTAGACCTGCGCGAGCCCGATCGAACGAATCGCCTTGACCGTCACTTCGCCCAGCGTCAGGTCGCCCTGCTTCATGGCAACCGTTCCGCCGTCCGGCGACTTCAGGTTGTTGCCCGAGTAACGCCGATCCGCATTGAGCAGCTTGATGTATTCACGACGCACGCTGTGGTGCATCGCGAGCGCATCGATCTCGCCACCGAGCTTCTGGTTGACGACATCCGCGGTGCGCTGCGCCAGATCGAGCGAGAAGGCGCCAGCCGACGCAACCACATACGACTTCAGGGACGGCGCGTCCGTCCGGTTGATGCCGAAGTAGTTGTCGCGGTTCGTGCCGTCGTCAATCAGCGCCGGCAGGCCCCAGAACGCAGCTTCGTAGCTCGTGTCGAGCACGGAAGTCACGCTGGTATTCGCCGCCTGCACGATGTAGTCGTTGTCGGCCCACGCTGTGTCGATCGCACTCGCGGTCGTCACCGTCGCACCAGCCGCATCGACATCAGCCACCTGCACCACACCCGAACGGAGCACCCCGGTCGCGGGATTGACCGCGCCGATGACCATGCCCTTCTGGATGAAGCGGTTGCCGAAGCTCGACCCCGGAATATTCCCCGGCGCATCCAGCGTCAGCGTGGTGCCCGTGCCCGGATCGGTGTTGACGAGCGCGAGCACGCCTCGACCGTCCGACCCCAGCGCATACTCCTCGCGGAACGCGATGTCATCGACCAGCCGCGTCTTTTCGTCGGTCATGGCGTTCGCATACGACGCCTCGCTGCGCTGGTAGAACTCCATCGCTTCGGCCGTCATATACAGCCGCGCCATCATCTTGCGGATGTCGATGCGACCCTTGACGTGACGCTGCGCACCGGCCGCCGCGAACGCGCTACCCTCGCGCGTGAACATCGGCGACACGTTGCGACCGACGTGATGCGACCACAGATGTCCACCACCACCGAGGTAGTCGGCATCCGTCGTCTCCGCCTCGAAGAACTCCTTCAGCGGGAACTTGTTGTTCACGCCTTCCGAGACGCCCTTCTCGAATACGTCCTTCTCCAGCCCAGAGAGGACGGTTGAATCAACTCCAGCCATTGTCTGCTCCTGTTGTGGCTATTCCTGGCCGCCGCCGCGAGCTGCGAGCAGCGCCTTCTGGAAGCCTTCCTTCGTGTTGAGATCCACCGTTGGCTGACCGCTGGCGGGAATCTGCCGGGTGCGCTCACCGCGAGGCACCGGGCGGAGGTTCCGCCGCGCTTCTGCCGCTGTCACTGATCGTCGGGCCGGCTCGAACCAATCGGCCAGATACGACTGCGCGAACTCCTTCAGCAACGTCCGATCGCCGCGCTCGTGCCGAGCAAGGAAATCATTGGCCGCGTCGTAGTGTTCGCCCATCCGTTGTGCGCGCTCACGCGCCTCGGCTGCCGCCGCTGCTTCTTCGCGATAGGCGATACGAATGCGTCGCTTCTGCGAATCCGACAGCTTCTCGATCCCGAGCTGTTTCGCCACGTCGGTTTCCAGGTCCGTGAACATGGATTCCGCGTGCCGCGTCCACTGCGCCTGCGTTGCACTCTGCGCGGTATCCGCCGCCTGCAACACACGCTGCAGATCCTCCGGCTTGATCGTTTCCAGCATTTTGAGATGCGGAAAGACTTGAAGGAGCGCCGCCTTGACTTCCTCGGTTTCCTTCGCTCGGGGATCTTGTGGCTCGACACCGCTCAGGGCGCGAACTCGTTTCCGCTCCTGTTCGAGTGCCTGCTCCGCTGCGAGCGCACGCTGTTCTGCCGCCGTGAGCTTCGTCCCTGTCTCGTTCAGTCGGTGACGCGGAACCCAATCGGTTCGATCTTCCTTGTAGGTGTAGGTTTTCTCACCCGCCGGTTGACCGCCCGGTGTTCCTGCTGCCGGCGCCCCTGCTACGGGCTGTTGACCGCCGCCCGGCGCGTGTGCCGGGGTGCCGCCAGTGTTACCGCCTGCACCCGGTGTCCCTTCGGACCCAGGATTCCCTCCGCCGAGATTCTGATCAGCCATCACTCATCCTTGTTTTTACGTGGGCTAGGTCCACGCTGGAGTGGAGGCACGTTATGTGCTCCGATTGACTTTACGATCATAACATGATCCGGCACCGATCTTGCAAGCACCGGATCACGTCACTGTCTTACGGCGCGGCCTGATGGTTCGACGCGTTTTGCGCGCCGCCCGATTCCGCATTGCTGTTCTTCATGGCTTGCCCGGCGCCTTGTGCCGCTCCGCCCGGTTTCGGCGGCCCGGCCTGCGCCATCGCCTGTGCCATCATCTGTTGCGCCATCGCCATCTCGATGTCCTGAAGGTGCGTCGCGAGCAGCGTCTCCAGCGCGGGGTTCTTCGCCAGCAGCTCCACCATCTGATCGCTGTTCGCCCACTTCAGGAACTCCTGCTTGTGGATGGCCGGCGCATACCACGGCTTCCACGCCAACGGCGTGAACTTCGTCGGGTTCGGCGGCGGCGGCATCTGCGGCGGCTCGATCGGCGCTGCCTGCGGCTGACCATCCGGCCCCACGGTGGGCGGCGGTGCGACCGGCAGCGGCATCGACGCGATCTGCTGTCGATACTGCTGAACCTCCATCTCCATTTGCATCACGCTCTGCTGCTGTGCTGCCGGGTTCTTCGCCCATTCCTCGAACGCCTGCTGCTTCCGCAGCGCGGCCTGAATGTGAATATCGAGTGCCGGCGATAGATTCGACTGCCCGAACAACTGAAACACCTGATACTTCTGATCCGGGTCGTTAGGATCGAGAAACCCGAGGCTGTTCAGATGTTCGACCGCGGCTCGGATGCCCAACGTCGTCTTTGGAGTGTTCGATCCATCCTCCACCACGATGTCAAAGCAGCCCTGCAGGTTCGCATTCTGAAATACCTTCTGTGTCCACGTCCGAGCCGGCGTCAACACGGACTGCATGCGCTCCGCGGGACCAAATTCACGCTCGATCTCTAGCGCGAACTTGAACCAATCGGTATACATGTGCCCGCGCGACTTGAATGCGCTCGTAAATCGGCTCTGTCCACGCTCCACCATGAGCTGCAGCGCGCTGAACGCCTCGACGCCCGCCGGTTTCTGCCCCTTCAGCACGTCATACGTGCCGAGCCCTTCTTCGATGTCGCGCAGATACCCATCCCTCACCTGGAACAGCGCCGGATTCGGCCCGAGGCCATCCACGCGTTCCGGTTTGGCGTTCCCGCCGACCGTGAGCGGGTTCCACTTCACAACCAACCCCGGCTCTCCGGTGAACTTCTCGATCTCCGCGCCCTTCGGCACCAGCCACAGCGGATTCGACATCCTATTGATGATCATCAGGATGAACGCATCGAGCTGATTGAGCTGATTCTGCTTCTGCACGACGGCATCGAACGGCGACGTGCCGTAGATGCGCCCGCCGCGTTGCTCGAATGCCGCATGGCTGAACGTGAAGATCGGTTTTCCCTTCGCATCCTGATACGGCAGCGGGCCGGGAATCGCTTCGTCCTCCTCTAAGCGCAGGATGATCGGATTCGCATCGCCCAACACGCGCAGCACCAGTCCATCGGGATACTGATCACACGGTCGATACCACAGCTCATACTCCGCCGCGCCCAACTCATCGCTCGATCCGCCGCCCGCCGTCCCCAGGAACGGCGCCACGCCCATATCGTTGTGATACGGCAGCGACCGGAACAACTGCAGGGCCGCTTCGCTCGGTGCCTTCGCCCAGCGAACGTCCTTCACCTGATCCTTCAGCGTCGGATGATTCTCGTAATACTCCTTCGTGCGCCAACGCAGGCGAATCACATACGGCACGTCCTCGAACCGGCTATACGTCGTCGGGAACGCCAGCTCGAACGGCGACAACGCGACCGTGATGCCTTTCCCGTTCGGCAGCCGCTTCGTCATCGGCTCACCCGTCTCCGGGGACACCGCCGGCTGCAGGTTCGGACTCTGGCAGCTCGGGCACACCTGCCCGGCTTCGACCACGCGGTCCGTCGAGTTGATCTCCTGGCAGTCCACGCACTGCTCGAACGTCAGCTCGGTATACCCGTGGCGAATGTCGCGCTCCAGGTAGGTGTGCAGGAACACGTTCCCGCACGCCAGAAACCAGAAGTCCGCTTCGTTGAGCACGTCGTCCATGTGATGTTCTTCATGGAGCAGCGGTCCCATGTCGTCGCACACCGCGGCAACCGCGACGTTCTTCGGATCTGACCCGTTGGGCCGGACGTTCACGCCGATGTTCACAGACGCAAACATCGCCCGCAACGCCTGCATGCCTTCCGCGAACTTGTTCGTGACCGGCTTCGGGAACCACTTCGCGAGCCGCACGTCCCGCCACTCATTCGACCGGCGAACGTATTCAATCCACTGGCGCCCGTTGATGTAGTGGATGTTGCGCATCCACTGCCGCTCCCAGATCCAGCGGTTGTCGAACGACTCTTTCTTGCACTTCCGAAACAGTTCGAGGTAGTCCGCGTCGCCGGTCGGATCTACCGCCTTGCCGGACTGATCGACCGGCCGCTCCAGAAACATCGCCATTGTTAACTCCGCTCCAGTTAGCGTTTCCCGTAACCCGGAAGCATGCTGTAGTCGGGCGTGTGCTCCGACTCGCCATCAGGTGCGTCTCCGCCGATCGTCGTCAGGTCCGGCATCTCGTTCAACGCCTTCCCTGGATCTTCATACGTCGGCACGAACTCGGGCACAGCGACTTTCACGCCGATCGCGGCTTGAATGAGCTGGCCGCGCTCGCGCTCGACTTGGTTCAGCCGGTGTTTGAACCAATCCATGTCGCTGCGGAGCCGTGCGTTCTCGATCGTGAGCCGTGTGTTCTCGGCTTTGGCCGCTTCCAACCGTTCGCTCTGCACGCGCAGCGCGCTGCTCGCATTGTCGAGCAAACCTTGCACTGTTTTACTGATCCACATGGTGCCCTCCTCACCACTGCATCCCGTCTACCACGTCATGCTGATAGATATTCCCGCTCGGATACCCTTGCTCGTCCGGCTGTAGGTCCACGTCTTTGCCGCTCTGCTTCTTCCGCAGCTCCTTCATCATCGTGATGTCGGCGCGCGTCTTGTCATCGAACGCAGCCCAGCGCGCCGCTTCCTCGTCGCTCATCGGCGCCTCATCCGGCTCCGGGATCTCCGGCCACGACATGAGCGCGTATCTGAGCGCGTCCGGCAGCTCATCCTTCAGTTTGAATACGGACTCTTTGTCCTTCTTCTCTCCGGTGGACGGCTGCGTATTATCCTTGTAGCGATACGCCTTGCCCTGCTCGATCGTGCGCTTGGCGGTATACGCGAACTTCAGCTTCTTGGTCAGCAGCCAGCTCTGCACGCGCTGGATGCCAACCTCCTGCTTCGACTCCGCGGGGATGACGCCCGTTCCCTTCAGCCCCCATTCGAGCCGCAACTGCAGAGCATTCTTGTTGCCGGCGAACTGCCGATCGGGAAACCGCGCCAACCCGAGCTTCGTGTAGATGTCATCGTGGGCCGCACTATTGGCTTTCATGCGCTCCAGGTAATCCGCGACGACAACCAATCCACGATCCGTGACGACAATCACTACCGCTCCGAATGGATGGTCCGCGCCTTCGTCCAGCCCGATAATCACCTTGCGCGCTGGCGAGATATTCGGCCACTCGGGGATGTAGCGCCGCACTTCCTCATCGGTGCGCAGCTCGTTCTGGTCGATCATCTGACCGTAGATGAGCCCTTCGGCGTTCGACCGCTCCGCCTCATACTCCTGCGCGAACAACGCAGGGGTCATCGTGCGACGCGCCCGCTCGATTTCCGCGGCCATCACCGGGTTCGAGCGGAACAGCGGATTATCCAGCGTCCGCCACTTGGCGAACCAATACCCCGGCTCCTTGTAAATGAGCGCTTTCTGTTCGATCTGGTCATACGTCCAGTCGAAGCCGAGGACTGTCGTCGTGGCGATCGCGATGCCGCCGGCTTTAATCAGCATCGGCGTCCCAACGTGCCACGCGCGCTCGGGGCACTGCGCCGCCTCATCGAACCACATGCCACCAACGCCGTGCGGACCGCGCGCTCGATCGGGATCTTCCAACGACCGGAAGGCCACCTTGGCGTCGTTCTGGAGCGTGATCTCCATGTGCTCGGCGTCCCACCGCTTGATCCACTGTGGGTGGAGCAGCCCGACCAGCGTGGGAAACGTCGAGTCGTGCAGCAGCTTATACGTCGCGCCCAGCGCCCACCACACCGCACCAGGGATCATCAGTTCCTCACGGACGGCATGTGCGCCGATCAGCGTCTTGCCGCCGCCACGTCCCGCGAGCAACCCAAACCGATTGAACATCCGCGGCGCCGTCAGGTTCCCCCAGCGGCCGTTGTGCTCCGTCCCGCACTTCGCGCAGACGAACACCCCCATCTCGGTCATCGATCCGACCGTCTTGCACTTCAGACAGAAGCGCATGCGGCGGGCTCGCGTAAACCGCTGCTGATACTCGTTGTAGAGCAGCGGTTCTTCGAGCAGTTTGCCGCAGCCGGGTGGGAGCCTAACTTCTTTTGCCACGAGTCGATCCTCCGACTTGGATCTTGCTGAGCGCCTGCTTCAGCGCCGGGTCTACGTGTCGCTTGGGATGCTTGCGCACTGGCAGCTCGGTCGCGTCAGGCGTGTCCGCCTCCCAGCGTTTCGCCATCTCGGGATGCGTCGCGTGCATCCACGCGCGCTGCTTCTGACTCACGAAAGGCACGAGCTTTCTCCTGTAAGCGGATTTCGGTCAGCGTGTTCTCCAACCGCTGCACGGTGTCATGCGGGATCGGCACGGCGAACCCTTCTTCCACCTGGAAGTGCCACTGCTCGACATCAGGCACCAGCGCAACCTCCGTGACGACATGCCCGCTGTAGCGGAAGATATACGCGCGTAACCAATCGACCGCGCTCTGGAAATCCTCCAGCCGCACCTGAAACAGCATGTGCGTCGGCTTCTTGCGCTGCACACCGCCGGGCAGCTCGTCCGATGGGTAGAAACTCATCACGCCCCTCCTGTTACGAACCTAGAACCCAGCCGGCCAGATCACACTACCCGCTAGTTCGAGCAGCTTGATCATTACCATCACGACGACAAACGGATACGCCATCAGCAGGCTACTCGCCGCCATCGCGACCATCACCCAGCCGAGAAACTTCAGCGGTGCCATCACACACGTCCCCTTCGACATACGCTGGCACGCCGCCCATCTGACTTTCGTCAACATGGGGGAGTTGATCACCAGCGCCGACAGCAGGCATAACGACTTGAATCGCCACGACAGGCATCGTGTTCGCCGCGGTGTCGTTCTTCTCATGGTTTTTGAAAATGCCGCGACCCTTGGCCGCCGCGATCGTCATTTCGTGCGTCTGCCAGTTCGTCATCTGGCCGTCGAGCGAGGCAGAGATGTTGCGGACCACTTTGCGATCCAACTCCATCGCCGCCTCGAACTCCGTGTCGAGCGGTTCGCCCGTGAACTCGTCACACCAGCGGTTCTTCCGCGCGATCCACTCAACATTGCGGATATACTTCGCCGACTTGCCTAGCCTCTCACCGATCGCGTTGCTGTCGAGCCCCGCGGCCCGCATGATCGCAATCTTTTTGAACAGCTCGTGCATCGGCGAGCCGTCCTTCTTATACCACCACTGCTTCTCCGGCTCGGGTTCAAGCACGCCCGTGGTCGCGTTGTCGCTGTCGTCCTCGGTGTGCTGTCGGCTCGGCCGCTCCGTCACCACACTCGCCTTCGCGATCTGGTTGAGCAACTTATCCCGAGCGGCAAGATTGGCGGGTGACGGCGCCGTCGTCGCCAAGTCAGCAGAGGAGGGGCTGCTGCTCGACGCGTCCTCTCGCGGCGGCGTCGCGTCCACAGCTTGAGACTCCGGCATACCCGGCTCTGGCCTGTGAACTGCGAACCCCGCTGCCCCTGGAAGCGTCGTTCGGCGAGATTTATGAGACTTGCGGGTCGAGCCCGCGGTAGTAGTCGGCACCGTCACCCTCCGAGATCATTATGGCACGATCGTTGCTGCAGGGCTACCTATGCACATAAAACGCGTTGTCATCGAGCACACCCAAGGCCCGTTCGCCGGGCTGTTTCAAATCGCCGGGCGGGAAACCGACCTGGACCCCAGCTACCGGGAGCCCGGTATCCGGGGCGAAGGGATCGAGCTGGATTGGCCTCCGCCCGGCCGGGTCGCCAACGTCGTGCTGGTTCGGCAGACCCGCACGTATCTCCACTTCCGCGAAGAAGGCGTCAACCCCCTGGAGCTGACATGCACACCGTCCTAGTGATCACCGAACGGCTCTGCCACGAGGCGGAGATTCAGAGCACCTACGTTTATGAACGGCCGCTTATCGCGATCGACGGGCTGCCCGTTGGTAGCGGTGCCGAGCCCGAGCTGCCGAACACCGAGAAGCGCCTCCCGCACTGCCTGCTACGTGGTTGGGCCGCTTACGAGGCAATGGGCGGCCGATGACCCGCTGCCGCATCTTCGTCTGCCTGACCTGCAAGCGCGTCATCGCCGGCTGCGGCTGCCCGTCCGCCGTGGTCGAACCGATCGACTCGTGCGCGGTCTGCGCGTCTGCCCGGTCGTCTGCGCGAAAACCCCAATAAAACCCCGGTGGGTCGGCGATCTGCTCCCCTGACCCACCAAAAACCCTCAGCCTTTTGTGCGATTTCTCGCCCGGCCGCAAAATTCCCCAATGAATCCGGGCCGGGTCACGCAATTTGCTAAAATCGCTAAATATCTAGCCTTTTGCCAGGGTGGGTCGCGTGGGTGGGTCACGCCTCCACGCGGCTTAACTCCTTTCCCTGCAGCACGTTAGCCCTGGGTCACGTGCAGGGTGGGTCACATTACATAGTATGTAATGCGCGACCCACCCCCCGCTGACCCAAACGAACGCTCTCGATCAGCCAGTTACTAGCCGCGACGGGTCGGCCACGATACCCGGAGCGGCGTGGCACATCGTCCGAGCTGCGCCTCTCCCGCCGTTCATGTGCGTCGCCAGCTAGTCTCTCCGCCGTGTGGGCCGCTCGATTTGACCCACCGCGACCCGCCTGACCCACCCAGCGCCGTAAACCCTTCTGTATCAGCCACTTAGCCAGCTCTCCGCTCGCACGGGGGCGACCCACGAAAAAATTTTGCGCACGCACCGCGCGATCCATGCCGATCGATCGGCCGCGGGGTGTGCCACCCCCATGATCAGATCGGCCTAGCCGCTGCTCGGTGCTGCTCGGATCGTCAAGCTCGGATGAACCGCGGGCCAACCCCGCTCGGCCAGTCGTGTCGCGACCCGTGCCAACGCGCTGCTCGGATCGGCCCAACCGCTCTCAGATCTGCACGGATTCTGATCGCTCGATCGTTGGCAGGGGGAGGAATTGACGGATCGGCGATCCGATCGCGCCGTTCAATGCCGCAATGCCAGCGGGCCACGTCCCGTCGCGCGTGGATGTCGCATATAGATGTCAGGCAGGCAGGCGAACGTCACTCGTGGTGGGCAGCTGGAAGGACAGCGCGAGCGGCCTGAAGGGACAGGGCGCGTCCGTCGCCGAGCCCAGACTTTCGACTGGACAAAGCCAGATATTCGTGCGGCCGGGCAGCTACCTCATGCGCGTAAGGTGTTGACAATGCATGCGGTTATATGGCAGGGTTCGCGGCATGCTTTAGGCTTACAAGGGTAAGCATGATGACCGAACGAACCGAGCTGAATGGCCACGCGTTTAACCCATCGCGGCAACATGCTCGATTTGTGCTGCGACCAGATACCGCGTGTGAGTTTGGCCGATTTGAAAGCGGCGCTGGTTATCGCGGGCGTAGGGTATTAAAGCTCGCGCTTCGGCGGCCGATTAGTGAGCTGAGGATAGGCCGAATGAAACTGCTAGACGACGGCACGTATGCAATCACGCTATCAACGCGTGCGTTTCTGATTCTCGGGATGGATGATGCGGCACGCTACCCGGACATCCGTCGATGGGGCAGCCGTGCGCGATACATCGGCCTGAGTGGTTCCTTTGATGCGCTGACCGAGCTTGCGACCGAACTACTCGACCGTGCGACCGAAGATGAAACTGGCTTCGGCGAATCCGCAGAGAACAAGCGTATCTGCCGCCGTGCGGTTGCGTCGCTGGAGCGACAGGGCGTTTACGCTCGCGATTGAAGGACTGAACCATGAAACGATTTGTGATTCTCGCGGTAGTGGTGTGGGCTGCGCTGGCAATCGGCCAGTGGGCGCCGATGCTGGGGTTCTGAGGAGTGCATCCAATGCGATTCAACATCATATTGACGGATACACAAAGGAGTAGACGCGATGCTGCCTCCACTTAAGTTACATCCGCTGTTTGACCGACATGGCGGATTCACTATCGAGACAAAGGGTCGACGGTCAGGTGTGGATACGTTGTGGCGGCCGGGGAGCGTGCTCGGGGCGATACCGCGGACGGCCTGTCTACTCACCTATGACGAGCGGTCGTTCTATCAGGCGAATAACAACGTGACGCGCGCAGTCTATCGCGTAAGCGGATACCGCTACCCGCTGATTGCGTGGTTCGATAACGTCACGGGCGAGCGTATCGCCTAATCGACTAAGGAGCTGACATGCCCCGTAATGTGCGGAATTTTTGGTTGGAGCTGGACGTGGACGGCAGTAAGAAACAGATTGCGACCGGGCCAGTCCGCGCCGATGGTGGGTTCGACCTAACGATTAAGATGCGTCACAACGGCGAAGTGACACATGCGTGCGACATCATCGGCCGCGCGAATGCTGCCGGGGAGATTACGCTGCGCATTCGACCACAAGGCGCGGATGCCGATACCGTCATTTGCCGACAGAGGTAACGCGATCATGCCGATTGTAATCAATTCGCCGCGCGACGGGGATACGCTCGCGTGCGGTCATGTGCTCGTCACGCCTGAAGCCACGAAGCGATTAGGCTTCGGTGGGACGGGATACGCGATACTGCCCGATGAATCGTGCATCTGTTACGACTGCGCGCATGCGCGCGACGTGGAAGCACTGCGGACCGCCGAGCATTGGGTTGCGTATCTCAGTGCGGACGGCAAGCAGATACACGACTGGCCCGGATACGCGCTGATGACCGTGACGCGGAGCTGGGAGACTGAATCGCGCGTGTTCGGCCGCCTGTCGCACACGACATGGATACGTGCGGTCGATACGCACGGCGCCGAGTGGCACGGACGCGGACCGGGCCGCGGAATGTATGTCCGGTTAACGCGCAAGGGACTCAAGAGAGGAGGACGGTAAACGATGGGGTCAGCAGTGCGAGCAGTCGAAGCTATCGTCACACGTGAAGCACTCCGGCCGTATGTCGGGCGACTCGCGCGGTATGTGCCGCGGGAGGGCTTCACGGTCAACGTGTCGATTATCGCGGCGCGCGTCGCGTATGGCCGCGGGGAATTGTGCATCGAACCCGTGTCAGGTGCGGGCCATTGCTGGGTGAATCACGAGCACGTCGAAGTAATGGACGCAGTAGGCGCGGGCGAGCCGGACGCGCGAGACTAACGCGCGAGCTGTCGCGCACGAAGGAGCGAACGATGAAACTGTTCTATGTGGTCGCGGTGGAAGTGGATGAGGAGCGCATTGTGGACGATCGTCCGCCGGAGAGTGTGCCGACGTCCATCGCGGATGAAATCAAAAGCAATCTCGAATCCGTGGATAGCGTGTTCGCGATTACCCGCGTGGACGTGCAGCAGATTGGCGGACCGCTGCGCCTGCAGCTTGACGAGGCGTTCGCGCAGCACGCGCGCACAGTGGAGACGTTGACCGGAGGTGGGAAGTGAGCACGCACACGACGACACATTCGCATACGCCCGAGACCGCGCAATTCGACATGCGGCACAGCGGGTGTGATGGGCGGAACTACATCTATGCGTATCGGTTTCGCTGCGCGTGTGGCGCAGAGTTGGTGAGGCCATATCGCAGCGCCGAAGCCGCAACGGCGGGTTTGCTCGCCGCTGGACTGACTGCGGAGGCAGCGGCCGATGGTGTGCATTATCGGCGTGGAAAGGAATAGCGTAGCGATGGGTTTGCAAACTGAGACGAACACGCCGGCTATGGAGCGGCGGGTGTTGCGGGCAGCTCGCGTGCTGTTGGGTCATCGACGGTGGGCGGCCGATTTTGAACACGGACAGTGGTGGCTGACGAACCTCGACACGGGCGCGCAATGGTCCGTAGTCGATGCCGAAGGCGCGCATACTCACGACGGGTTCGCGTTCGAGCAAGTAACGCGCGGAGAGGAGGACTGACTGATGAAGGTGCGGATTACGGTCGTTGTTACCATGTTTAATCTGGAGGGTCCACGATGACCAACGATGACCAGGACGTGCTGCATCATCTCACGGCTGCGGAGTATGACGCCGCACGTGAGGACGGATACACCGTCGACGTGATTTACCACGTTGGCGCAGCTATCGCGTTCGCACTGTTGATGATTGCGCGCGAGCTGGCCGGCATTAGAAGGGAGCCGCGATGAGCAAACCGCAATGCCGGGCCGATGAATCGCGCGACATCGCACCGTGGGCCGATGTGCAGCGCGGCGATGTCGTGCAGGCACTACGGCTGCTCGACCCTGAAGGCGCGAACGTGCTACCGGGGACGTTCGGCGTCGTGAACGAATGCGCGGATGCGTTTCGGGATTGGGCCGGGCCGCATGTCGCGTGGATGACGGGCAGTATGTGCGCGGTCTACGCGGGCGATGTCGTGTGCGTGGTCAGCGCCAAGCAACACGCCGACGCTATGCGCGCGAGCTTCGGTTATCGTACGTCACGCAAACGGAGGGCTTGATGAGCAGCAACAGTAATGGCACGCACTACCGCTATCGCAACTACTACGCGGATCGCCCGCGCCTGCCGCGCACCATCAAGATCCACCCGAAGCTCATGGCGAGGTTGATTCGACGCGCGTGGCTGGAGCGGCGCAGTCCGAATTAGATAGCTGAGGATATTTTGGGGAACTATATACTTGACTCCCTCGTATTTTTGGAGCGCAGTCAGAATGGCTGAACGTCGAATCGTGGTTGGTTTCTCTGGCGGTGTGACGTCCGCATGGTGTGCTGGCTGGGCGTTGCGCACGTTTCCGCGCGATGAAGTCATCCTGCTCTTTCACGACACCCAGGAGGAAGACCCAGATACCTACCGGTTCAACCGCGAGATGGCTGCGGTGCTGGGAATGCCCATCACCGAGCAGAGCGACGGGCGGTCCGTCACCCAGGTCTTTGCTGATGAGAACGCCATCGCAAACAACCGGATGGCGTTCTGTTCGCGCATCCTCAAGGCCGAGCAACGGGACATCTACTTCGACCGCCTGCGAGCGGCTGGGGTGACCGAGATAGTGAACGTCGTCGGCTTCACCAGTCGCGAACGAGAGCGCATCCAGCGGACTTGGGCGCGGGCTCTGGCGGCTGGCTATACCGTGCGATTCCCGCTCCACGAAGAAGGTGTTACCAAACAACAGGCCGCAGACTGGTGTATCTCGCTTGGCGTTCGGCCGAGCGCCATGTACTACTGGTCGGAGCACGCCAACTGCGTCGGCTGCGTCCGTGGCGGGAAGGCGTACTGGCTGAAGGTTCACGAGCATCACCCTCTGGTGTTCGCGCAACGCTCAGCGTTGGAACGCGAGTACGGCCACACGATTTTGAAAGACACCACGCTTGAGCAACTGGTCATCACCGGCCTGAAGCGCAAGGTCAACCAGCGCGAAAGCATCGACATCGGCGCCTGCGAGTGCGGGGCATGATTTCCGCCCGGCTCTCGTTCACCTGGAAAGTGCAAGGGAGTCATGTATATAGTTCCCATATTTTGGCTGCCGCGCTCGACGTGGAGATACCGCTGCGCAAGTTGAAAGGCGAGCCGGTGCCGTCCAAGCTGCTGACGATGTTCGCGCCCGAGTGGGGAGACAACCTATGATGAACACCACGGACCGCAGCGCGATGATTGGTTATCTGCAGCGCATCCAGCAGCTCGCGCGGGCGCGCAGCTCGCATGACTACCGCTTGCACGAGGACGTGCGAACCGACCTACTGTATATCGAGCAATACGCGAGCGCGATTGAGGCGCGGCTACGCATGGAGGAGACGGGAGACGACAATGCCACGACAAGCACACAGCCGGAGACAAGCACACAGCCGGATACACAGGCCGTCGTCACGGGCAAGGAAGGCAGTAAACCGCTCGGTCCCGAGGAAGCACACGTGAAGAACGTCACGGCTATTACCCGGTATATTTTCACCCTGGAGCGGCAGCTACGCGCGAACCGGCAGGAGCACAAGACGCTCACGGTCAACCTGCGAGCTGCGCGGCGGGAGCTGCGCGCCGTGTTGCAGCGCGACACGCGGATGACGCTTGACGCGCAGGCGGAACTAGCCGGGGTGCCTGATGCTATCGACGCGGCCGAACACCGGAGGGAGCGATGAGGGTCGAGCACACCGCACGGGGCACGGGTCGCACGGCGCGCATGCTGCGAGCGGCACACAGCGCAGCGGCACGCGGGCGCAAGGTCGTCATCGTGGGCGCGACGCAGAGCCACGTTGAGGAGCTACGCGCCCGGCACCTGGAGCGGTTCCCGAATGACCGCGCATGGATGGAGGCGCGCTTGCTGCGCTTCGTGCATGCGGAGCAGCCGAGCGTGTTTGACTTCTACCCGTATCCGCACGTCATCGACGGCGATGCAGACTACGCGGTGATGGTGGACCACTACGCCGCGGAGCTGGAAGCGGCCGATCTGCGCGTCAAGCTGCGATGCGTCGAACAGCTCGCGCACCATTTGGGACCGATGACTGCCGAACCGCGGCATGGAGAGGAGGGAGGGGATGGTGAGGAGATTACGGCGCATCCTGGAAGACCTGGAGCATAAGGCGGACGAAACCGCAGTGCTCACCGAGGAGTTCACGCGCGTGTTTACGGAAATCTGCCGCGTGCTGGAGGAGCGGAACGCGCTGGTGCGCGAAGCCCATCGTGCTCTGAAAGATGAAGAACAACGGCGCATCGTGCAATAACCCATAGCCCACAACCAGAGAGGAGGCGACAACCCCAACGCCGCCAGAGGAGATGACGATGAGACAGCAAACTACGCGCATTCGTGACCACGCATCCAACGAGGAGCGGCGCTTTCGGCGTCGCGGCAACAACGGCCAATCTACGCCGACGATCGTGCCGACGAAGATGCGCCCGCGGGATAACTATCTCGTGCGGCACGACAGCGCCGATGCCGATGAGCAGAAACGCCGCGACTACTTCGGCGGCCGGCTCACACATCAAGAGTATTACCTGTGGGTCGCGCAGGAGATTGGGCTGCAGGCGTTGCGCGCCGTCCTGCTCAATCACTTCGATGCCGCCGAGCTGCGGCGCGCGTGGACGCGTGACGACTACTCGGATACCGACCGGCGCAATCTGAACGCGCTCCCTATCGCTCGGTGGGATAGCCTGCACGCGCTCGTCACCATATGGGCCGCGCGGGCGCGGTTCGTCGTGTGGTCGCTCAGTGATACGGTGTGCGTCATGAAGGCGGTTGCACGTCATCTCCTGGAAAGCAACGAGCTGTGACGCGCCTACACGCGCGGTGTGGCACGCGTCAAGCTCAGCACCAGAAATCCCAGCCGACGTGGACTAAAGGTGCTGGTTTCGCTAGGCACTTGCGGACCGGCGAAACCACTCGTATGCTTTTGCCTGCCCTATTGCGGCCGACCCCAGCGGCGCACTTTGTGCCTCGACGTATCCCGGCGTCGACGGCTCGACGCTCGTATCCCTTCGGAGGAGTGAATGCCCGATACCCGGACGACCCTGACGTGGATGATTCAGGCGTGTCGCGACACCGAGGACCGCCTAAGTGCAATACAACACGATGTGCGCATTAGCGCGCCGACGTCACTGGCAGACATCAACTCAGACCTACGAACTATCAGCCAACAAGTTTTCAGTGTGCGCCAGCAACTCGAGTCCGAATATC